GTTATCAATTTGTTATCAAAAGACTTTTAAAAGTGCTGCAAACCCGCATAAACGCCGGTTTTACTAAGCATTTTTGTTTATTCAAATTCAATAACAACGTTTTAGCGGCTACTGTTTTTGTATGTTTCATACTCGTTTTTATTGTTTTTATTATTTATATTATTCATGGTTTTTCTGGCTCTCAAAATTTCCGGTACAATTCTGGTACACATCATTCTGTTTGCCCTCTTCCCAGCTTTTCAAGATACAAGGCGGCTGCCTCCTCGTAAAAATCAGAGCGGCTGTATGCTTTCCCCTCTTGCTGGCGTCTTTCTTCCACGTACTCGTCAATAGCGTCAAGCCGATCAAGCGGTGCGTGGACCGTTATCGGTACCCGGCGCGAGGCACCTTTAAATTTTCTACCGTATGTTGCTGCCATCTTTATTCCTCCCTTTTTAGAGGGCAATCTTTTCTGCACCCCTCTTCCGGGCATACAGGTCTTGTGCCCAATGCCGCGCAATGGTAATGCTCTCCCTTTGAAAAACTCAACATACAAGTGGTGCAATTTATTCCCTTTTCATCAGAAAAACTTAAATTCAAGATAGCTTTCATCTCTTTTTCTCCTCGTGGTTTTTCGCTGCGTCGCCTGTCAGGCTGATCAGCGTGCTCTTTGTGTCGCTGTCCAGTACCATACGCCACCGGAGTGGAATCTTTTCATATCCATACAGGGCACCGGCCAACCCGCCGGTAATAGCTGCGATTGTGTCCGCGTCTCCTCCCAGGTTTGCAGCTTTAACAACGGCCGCCTCAAAGTTCTTTGTACTTCTCAGGCAGTGCAGGGCGCAATGTAAAGAGTCAACCACAAAGCCGCTAGGGTTCAGTTTTACCGGTTCTGCCTTTCGGCTGTATCGTGTGCCCCTTGTAATGTCGTTCAGGCCGTTGCATAGTTTTTGCACCGTATCTGCATGGTGCATGATTAAATAGTATATCATTTTTGTATAAAGCTGGCAAGCCTCCGCGCTCAGGTTGTCCCAGTGCGTCAGACGTCCAATTCTGTCCGCAACCTCTACGGCTCTGCTCTCGTCTGTATAGTACAGACCAGGGTACACGGTACGCATCAGGGCGCCGTTGCCCGCGCTTCTGTTCCCGTTCTGCTGTGCTGTCAGCTGTGCCGCCTGCTCCCATAACTCATAAGGTGCCAGGCCCTTGCAATTTTTCAGATCTGGCCGTCCCAGCATCATCTGCAGGGCGTTTGTGATCGCACTGCGGCATGTGCCGCCTATATCTTTCGGGCCACCCATAGCCCACTCTGCAAAGTGCTTGCCTGCCCACGGCTCCGGATTATCCGGGTGCATTGCTACGCCCAGGGCTGCTGCGATTGTCATTTGCGTGTCGTCGGTAACTTCTCCCGGCTTTACGTTCAGCCATCCGCCGCCGATCATTTCTTTCACTGTTCCGTGCTTGTGCTGGATTTCCTTTGCGTTCATAAATTCCAGCGGGGCGCCCAGTGCGTCCCCTACTGCTACACCAAATAATGCGCCGCCGATTTTGTTTGCTAAATTCGTCATAACTTTGCCCTCCTATGCGATTCTTTCAAATTCAAAAATACCAATGCTTGCAATAAAAGCCTTTGTTGTCCGGAGTCCGGTGTTTACCTGCTGGCCGTTAATGTACTGGCGCAAATAGTAGCCGCCTACCATCTTCACGACCTCCCATGTTTTCTTACTGTTGTACCGGTCCCGGTACCATTCTCTTTTTACCATACCGCCCTCCTCAATCAATAATACCGTTGCAGTTCTCCGTTAATCAGTTCCCACTGCCATCCCATGCAATCAAACCGGATATAATTATAATCACTTGAACAGTATACTGGTTTGCGTTCCCACGTTCCGCTCTCGCGCAATCGTCTGTACTTGTTTACCTCGTAACTACTTGCCTTGTCCAGTATGAGTATATTTTCCGGTGCAAATCCACACTCTGTATACAAAAACTTTTCTGCTTCCTGAACTGTAAGGCATGTACCTATTTTAGCAAGTTCTTCATAGTCCTCCTGGCTCATTCCTGTGCCAGCGTTTTCTGCGGGTTTCCATTCAAGCTCACGATCCAACTGTTCGCGCATTTTTTCAACCATAATCTGTGCGCCTTTCATTTGCTCTTGCCAAACTCTGCGCTCTTCCAGAATCTGTTTTTCCAGATCTGCAATTTTTTCTGCCCGCTGGCGTGTCAATCGCTGGATTCCTCCGTCCTTAACCCATGCCTTGCAAAATTCATCCTTTGAGCCATCAAAACTGTAATATTTTTCTTCAATGGCTGCGTATTCCGTGGCCGTCGGCTCAAATCCCGTGCGGTCAACAAATTCTCTAATCATCATAATAGCATACCCCTTTCCGGATCCGGCAGCTTACGCTGCCAGCTCCTGCACATACTCCATACCCTCAAAGCTACAAAAGCCGCCAGCATCCAAAATGCTCTGCAGTGCTCTCTTGCCACCGCACGGGATGTATGGTACCAAAATACCAAACTCGTCACGGTCTGCACTAAAGGCAACCCAGCCTTTGCCAGGTTCGTACAGCGCCCAGCCTGTTACCACGCGGCTGATTTTCTTGGTTCCAAAATGTGTATTTCTCAATCTTTTAATCTGCATATGTCATGCCCTCCACTTTCTTATAATCTGGTATACATCCATGTTACCTGTGTAAACAGTTCCTGCAGCATGTCGCAATATACATTGTCAAACTCTGCTACCTCAACAACTTTGTCTGGTACCCATTCAAAGGTTTTCTTGTTCAGGCGTCCCGCTGTGTACTTATAAAAGCGCATCCGGTATGTGTCTGTTGCCTCGTCAAGGGTAATTGTCAGGCGGTTTGCCTTGCTGTGGTTCTTTGCAAGCGTCATTCTCAGGCTGTTGCCGTCTGCCAGGTAATTCTTTGAGCCTGTCATTGCTGTAAATCTCTGGCCGCCTAACTGCTGTAAAATTGTTTCTGCTACACTCATTTCGTTTACCTCCATATCTCTCTTTCAACTGTCTTTATTATAAACCAATGGCGGTTTATATTCCATAGACCGAATAGACAAACTTTAGTGTAGTGAAGTGCATGAAAAGGATACAAGATAGACAACTATTTTTAAGCACAAAAAAAGAGGGTGGCTCCCAGGTTTCAGGCGTTTGCCTGACCCCCTTGAGAACCCCCTCTTCGGCGCATTTTACACTATATTTTCATTTCTGTAAATCCCGGAATAACAGACAAAAAGCCTTGCCAAAAAGATACAGAATAGACAACTGGCTTATTATACCCGTTTTACATAGTCCAGACTGATCCAGCCGTCTGCGTTCTTCTCGTATGCTTTCAGCAGACCCCATTTTGTCGCGCCTGCTCCGTTCTTTTCCTTTACGATTGTAAAAGTGCCTTTTCCGGTATACTTCGACTGTCCGTTTTTCTCTGTCCAATAATCGTAATTTGTGCCCGCACCCTTTCGGATTCTCAAATCGGCAATTTCAACACGCACATGGTACGGCTGGAATGCTGCCGCCGGGTAAACCTGGCTGCCGTTCCAGTCAAACACTTTATAACCGCTGTTCTGATCAGCACACGCTTTGGCATTTGCCAGGCTGGTAAAAGCACCTTTCTGGCTTGCTGCATCCGCCCAGGTCTTGCGGACTCTGTAATATTTCTTTGCAGTAGTTGGCTGTGCCGGTGTTGCTGGCGTGGCTACTGCACCGCTGCCGATTTTCTTCTTAAAATCGTTCCATGCGCTCTCAGATCCGCTTGCAGAGTTCCATCCGTATACACCAGGGCAATATTTACCGTTTACGTCAAAATGGCGGATAACTCTGGAAGCTGGCACGCCGTACAGTTTCATGAGGTACTTAGTCAGCTCAATAGCGCTGTTGATCGTTGCCTGCTCAAAATACCAGTCTTTGCTGTTTGCGTTTTTGTTTCCTTTGTTTCTTACACACATTTCAATGGACACGCTGTTGGCATTTCTGGCCACGCCGTACAAGCTGCCGCCCTGGCTGGACTGTCTGCCACCGCCTACGGCCCAACAGTAACGGGCTTTCGGGTTCGGGTTATACTGCCAGATTTCTCCCTCAAAACCGACGTAAAAATCAGCACTGGCCTGTGTCGTGCTGCGCTGATTATAATAGTCGATATTGTTCTTTGCGGTACCTGTTGCACCTACATAGTGGATAACAATGTACTCAATTCCTCCGCTACGTGGGCTTGTGTTGTGTGTTCCGAAGTTCGGGTTCTGGTTAATTTTCAAGTTGCTCACTCCTCCCTTTGTTGCCTGGTCGTATTTCGTCAAATTATATTTGTTGATAATACTCAGGACTTTACTCACATACTTTGTATCTGTCGCATATCCGCCTGCCTTTATGATTCCGATAGCTTTCGCCGGATCCGTTTCTCCTTTCAGGCCTGCATAACGCTGTTTGCTGCCATTCATGGCGCCCAGTAAATATGCGCTGTGGTCCGCCACACTGTCTGCAGCGCTCGCATATTTCCGGAAATCTGCTGTAATTGTGTAGGCGTTTCCGTTCGCGTCCTCTTCTCCGGTCTGCTTCCGGTACTTGCTTGCACCGTCCCAGGTACTTCCTGGCCAGGTGTTCCCGGACAAGCTGCATTTCATCCCGAAAAAGTTGTTTGCATTTCTGGCCAGCTCTGTGCTACCGTAACCAGATTCCAGGATTGCCTGCGCCGTTGTTACTGAGGCCAGCACGCCGCTTTTTGCCATGTCCGCCTGCGCCAGTGGTCCCATAAAGCTGATAAATTCCTGCTCTGTCATGTACGTCCCTCCCATAGGAAAAGGCGACCTTATCGGCCGCCCTGCGTGTTATTATCTGTTTTTTTTCAACTGTGCAATAGCCTGGATCACTTTATCGTACCCAACCATGGAAGCAAGCCAGGACAGCAGCACAAGTGCAATTAAATATACCGCCATCTTGTCGTTGATCTGCGTCTCCGTCAGAATCAGGTACCCGGCGCCTACCAGGGCGGACAGCACTACGGCCACGCCACCGGCCAGAAAATTAGAGTGGTACTTCACTTTCATTTCGTCCAGTAGCTTCTTAATGCCCTCGGTAAAAAGCCCCGTGAAAATAGATGCGATCATCAATCCCAGTAAAAAAATTTCTAAAGTCATGCTTTTCTCCTTATCCGATACCCTCTCCGGTATCTGTGTTGTTTTCCGGCTCAAAGTCGGCCGGATCGTCAGTTTCTGCCTGTCTTATGTTCATGTCGTACACAATGCCGCCCTTGGTGTTCTCTTTTGCGGATTTCTGTGCATACGCCCAAAACACCCCAAACATGGCCGCCGGTACGCCGATCAGTGCGTACAGTGCCGACAAGTCGAAGCGCATCCACATAACAATTTCTGCATAGATCACTATCTCAATGCAAAGACCGTATATAACTGCCATCATAGCCTTGCCCCAGGCCGGTTTCTTCCTGGTGCGTCTCAGTCCCAGCTCGCGCTCTCGGTCGCGTACCTGCTGCCTCAGCTGCTGCTCCTCTGCTATCTGATCCAGCTCTTTCATGCGCTTCTCATATTTAATTTTGTTCATTGGTACCGCCTCACTTTCTGCTACCCATCAGCTCTGCGATTTTCGCATCTTCGTGCATTGGAATTACTTCCAGCGCCCTCATTTCAGGTTGTACAGTCGTGTGCATGTGCCCGTCGCCGTTGGCGTTCTCATACTCTTTAAACATGGACCAAAATGCGTCTGCCTCCATTTCGCTCCATGCCTGCATGGGGTTCTTGTCCGGGTTCGTAAAATACCGGTGCGATTGTAATAGTCTGTCACGGAGCTTGCTGCGTTCTCGACTGGTGTTCTCTTTTTCGATTTTGTCCAGCTTTTCCTGCTGCTTTTCCATGCCCTCTTTCAACTCTGCAATACTGGTATTAAATTGCTGCTGGATTTCAAGGCTTTGCTGGTGCCATGTTGGATACATGTTTACCTGATCCATTACTTTCTTAAACTGCTCATTTTTTTCCTTTTCATGGATCGCCTTATCAGAAAAATACTTTTCCACTTTCCGGTAACACAACCCCAGGAATACAAGCGCCGCAATTACGGTTATGGCCCAGCCTATGCTATAATCTCCTAGCAATTTGATTAAATAGTCCATTTTTTCGTATTCCTTTCTGCTCCATTTTCTGCAAAATAAAAGAACCGGCCAGGGCCAGCTCTGCGGTCAATTCTTTTCACGGGTTTCATTCTTCTATGCCTCTCTGCAGGTCTGCCGCCTGCTGCATCATTGCCAGTTCTTCCTCTTCGATCATACCGTGCTGCAATAACGTGGCTGCCAGGCGGTCAATAACATTCCTTTGCAGCTGTATAATTTCCGACTGGGTTTCCAGTACCTCAGCAATACACTGTTTCATAGTCAAGTGCTCCTGTTTCTCCTATTTCCATCACGTTTATGATCTGCTCCTCTCCGTTATCATCCGCATGGGTCAATACAAATTCGTTCAGCAATTTCTCTTTAAATTTCTTACAATCCACATGGCTCAGCATGGCCAGGTAGCTCTGCATGGTTGCGTTTGCTTCCTGGAATGTGATCAGGTTGTCGTGGTAGTCCTGGCGCACTTCGCGGAGGCGTCGTTTCATGCGAAGTGTTGTGCTCTTTCTTAGGATCACATGGTCGTCATAAATCACATAGCCCACAAACTCACACCCTACACGCACCGGTCGGAGCGCTGTTTTATTGTTAAAATTCAGGTGTAACCGTTCCTCTAAAAACCGGGCCATTCTCCTGCCGTACTCTCTCAGGCGTTCCTTGTCGTTGTCCAGGATTATAATGTCGTCCATGTACCGGATATACCGTTTTATTCCCAGTACCCTCTTACAAAACTGGTCAAGCGGATCCAGATACATGTTCCCCAGCATATGGGACAAGCCGCCGCCGATGGGTATTCCCAAATCATACAGCATTTGTTCCTCTGTAACGGTCAGCTGGTCTGCATCCAGTGGCATACCGAACGGAATCGCTTTATTGTCAACATAGTACCGGATCAGTTCAACTGCCCGCTCGTCGTCAATCTTTTTCCTGCATAAATCCATCATGATTTCATGGTCTATTCGGTAAAAGAATTTTGCTACATCAAATTTGTAATAGTACCACTCCCCGCCTGCGTTCCGGGTGTTCTTCATCCATCCATAAAGTTTTTCCATTGCAGCCAGCTGGCCACGGTCTTTTATGCAGGCGTATGTATCTTCTATAAAGGTTTTGCAGATTTTAGGGTTCAGGGCGTCATAAATAGCCCGCTGTATCACTTTGGACCAGTAGTCTATATAAATTACTTTGCGTACTTTCGGAACGTATACATAAAAACTGCGGTACTCAACTTTTGGAATCTTCCCAACTCTCAAAAGCCTGCTTATTTCTTCCAGGTTATCCTCTAAACTGTCATAAAAATAAAGCCTTTCCCTGTTTTCCCTCTTCCCGTTCGCACACTCGCCCTCTGCAATCATCAGTGAATGAAATGAGGTCATTTCATAGTAAATATTTCTTATTGCCATAATATTTTTACGGCGGTGCAGGTTTCGCTGTATTCTACTCCCGGATGGATTAGTGGCTTTGCTGTTACAAAACATAACCCACGCACCAGCGGACTCCCCCTGGTGGCCATCGCCGCTGTTTTCCTTTTTCGCTTTTATAAGCGCGGAAACAAGATCCTTTATCTCCCTGCACTGCCAGGACGTCCGTGGGCGATCCTGTATCTGGCGTATGGGGGTAGAGCGGAGCGGAAGCCAATGTTCACGTTAGCGTTGCCACGGTTGTTGTTGTTGCCGTTGCTGTAACCGACGCCCGCGTTCGTGCCGTTGCCATAGTTGCCACCGGAGTTGAACAGCCGCTGTATCTCATTCCCTACGTTTTTATTTCTTTGTGCTCGCCATCCAGCCGCCGAGCATCCTGCCTATTTCGTTTACTAACTCGCCCCAGTGTTTATATTTTTTATAGTCAATATATTTTAATTTGTATGAAAGGCGAATGTATTTTCTCAGCTTGTCAATTTCCACGTCCAGCTCCTGCAAAGTAGTTTTCTTATAATACTTTTTATTTGCTTCAATGGTCCTTTCCATTGCCTGGTCCATACACCGCTTTATGTCTGCCGCTAAAACAAATCTTTCATACTTCGGGTACGCATTTAATACCGGATAGGCGTATAACATCATATCTTCAATTTTTCCTAAAATCAGGAGGGGATCTTTGTCCCCATCCTGCTTTTCAACTTGTACCTCTTCCATGTTCCTCCTGTCGTCCGTTGGCCTTATCGGTCCGCTATCGCGTCCCTATCAGATTACAGGCCAACAGATTCCAGATCGGCATAAGCGGAGCGGAAGCCAACGCTCACGCCAGCGCCGCCACGGTTGTAGTAGTAGCCGTAGCTGCAACCGACGCCCGCGCTCGAGCCGTGGCCATAGTAGCCACCGGAGTGGAACAGCCGCTCGTCTGCTTCGTTGTTGAACCACAATCTGTCGTCGTCATAGTCAGAAGCTTTTGCCCCATCTTCCGGAAGCAAGCTGTATGCTCTCAGCACTGCCTTTGCAGCGTCCGCAATGTCCGTGGAGCAGGTTAAAGCACCCAGCGCACAACTAAAGTCAGAGGATTTTGTCGTAATGGTTACGCACCACTGGGCGCCGCCAGTTCCGGCCTTGTCGATCTTAATACTGTTTGCGGTTGTTCCGCTTCCGTCCGGTGTAATAAATGCGCCGGTAGTTGCGTCAATCGCTTTCCATGCGGTACTTGCTGCTGTCTGCGGGTTGTCACTGTTTGCACCGTTGTTATTTTCAAGTACCTGCAATTCTCCCTTTACAGTGCGGAGGCCGCCGGTCCATTCTGCAACATTTCCGTTCAGGTCCCAAATCCCGTCAAGCTGTTTGTTGTGGGACCAGGTCAGCGGGCCGGTACCTGTCAGCACATGGTTGATTTTTCCGTCGGATCCATAAGTTGCCGGAATTGCCTGGTAAAGTGTTTCTCTGCTGTCCTTGCCATAGTTGTTGTTACCGTATGGCTGGAAACCATTCTTTTTGCACCATAACATAAGTGCGGCCCACTCCGGTTTAGTCATCATGTGCCAACCTTTTCCCTTGGATTCACAATATCCTCTGGCGGTGTCCCAGGTCATGCTTGCGGCAGGATCCTGGCCCGGCAGGGAGTATGCGCGGCCATTGTTCACAATGTTCTGGTACTTACTGATCCAAATTCCAGGCAGCTCTTTACCGTTCACGATAAAAGCTGGGTGCGTGCTATCCCCGCCGTTTGCGATCACGTCGCTCATTTTAAACTTAGGCACGTAAACCATAACGGACGGGATTCCTTTGTCGTCATAAATCAGCTTGTTGTTAGGTGCTACCATTTTCAGGGCAAATTCTGCTAAATCGTACTGCATACCTTATTCCTCCTCTTCATCATCAGCGGCAACCAGATTTTCCAGTCCCCACAATGTCACTGTAACCTGACTCATGTCCAGTTTCTTTGCAACCGGGGCTTTTCCCTCGCCCTCCTGATCACTCTCTTCCTGCTGCTCGTACTCTCTGGCCGGAATATCGACCTCAGCAACATAAAAAAGACCGTCGCCGGTCCCCATGGTCAAGTCTCCATCTGCATCCATGCAGATATCTTTATGCACTGGCCAGTCTTTCTGGTACTTGTCGCACTTAATGGCCAGCATATCGTCAAAATTCAGCTTGTAACCGCTTTCTGTAAATGGGATTTTTTCTCCCGCGTTTTTCTCAATAACCTTTACGCTCATGCGTACATACCTCCTCTAACTTTGTATTTAACCTTTACGGTCTTAGCGCTTCCCTCGAATTTCAGTTTGAAGCCGTTCAGCTGCTTGTCATATACGATCACATCCCCAACCTGGCCGCCTGCTACTTCCACGACCTCAATATCAAGGTCATAGTTCATAGTTTTGCGGACGGTTTTCAAAGCAACCGTTGTGCCGCTGTTGTTAAAAGCAAAAAATACCTTGTTGCTGTTGGTCAGCGTAACCGTTCCGGTTTCAGACGTAAACTCTGCGTCATGCTCTCCCAGGCGGCGCTCAACTTCCTCCTGCTGGTGCATTTTTGCCTGCATGAAAATAGCCTCTGCCACATGGGCGTCATGGATTCCGTTTTCCATGTGGTTGAAATTGGTTGCACTCTGTGGGGTTCCCTGCTGCATCACGGTACCTGGGGACGGCTCATGTTCTACTGTGCCGTCAGAGTTCTGCGTCTCTTTGTACCGGTATGGGTACTGGACAACCTCGTCTTTCCATGGTGTCATACCATACATAGGTCTTTGCCTCCTCTCTTATACCTCTGTAATTTCAATAGTAAAACGGTAAAACACACCCTCTTGCATGCTCTTTCGAGTAATGTTCTCCGTTTTTGTCAGCCACAACTTGCCGCTGCGGTTGTACAGCTGCACCTCTGCGATTTTTACGGTGCCGCTCATGGTGGGATCTATTGTAAAATCAATAGCCACCTTGCCCGTGCTGTCCACGTAAATGTCTGTAATTTCCGCCCTGTAATAGCTACTGTTAATCTTATACATGGCGTGGGAAACTGTCTTTTTTACATGGTCCTTAAAGCCGTTCATGGCGTCTGCTGTCAGCATGTGCTCCTCCTTTCTTAGAGCCGTGTAGCTCCACAAATTTTATACACAATACCGGCGGATTCTCCGGTAATGCGAGCATTTACTCCTGGGGCTGTCATTTCTCCGACTGTGTTCACATCCGGATAAGTTCCTGCCCGCTTCTCCTCTCCTGGTGTCGGATACCCAAACGCCAGGCCTGCTGCTTCTGGTTTTACATCCACTTCAAACGGCTGCAATGCTCCAACCCGGTTTACATCCGGCCTGGTACCGGCCATAATGTGGGGATATGAATAATTTGCCCCAGTGGGCCGTACTTGCAGGCGCACGGGCGTTTCAAAAACTACCCGCACATGCTTTTGTGACTGCTTAACCTTGTAAATTTCTTCAACAACAGCGGCCAGGTCAACATTGCTGCTGCCTGGCCGGATAATAACCTCATATGTGTGTGGTGCTACGTTTTCATAGATTTCAACCTCCCGCCCGGAAATTTCTGCCACCAGGGCTGCAATACGGTACGGGTTCATAGGGCGTTTTGTGTTTCGTTTCTGCACAATCGGGCGCCGCCGTTCTTCCAGGCTTTTGCCCTCGTTTCCTTTTATTCCGTAACGTTCTTCCCACCAGGGAAGCGACCAGGTTGCTGTTTCCGGAAACGCCTGTTTTTTTATATCTTCCACGGTCTCGCGCGCAAGCTCCATGGGTACTGCCATGACCTGAAAAATCCACTTGCCAACATAGGAACGGTCATAGATCGGGCTTACCATGCTCAGCATGTCTTTTGCGCTTTCCCGTGTAGGGAAATTTTCCAGATCCATCACTCCGCCTCCCTTGCTTCAACTCCCTGCGTATACGGATATTCGTCATTTTCAATGCGCACGTTGTCCGTGCTGCCATTGATCAGCAGGTTTGTAAAATCCTCAACCCCTGGCGTGCTGGTCAGAAGTGCATGGACCTTTATGTACTTGACGGCTCCGTCGTCCGCAACCGTCTTGTAATAACTTTCCAGCTGCTTTTTAAACCCGGATATAACGGTGCTTAGTTCAAAGCCATCTGCTACCGTAACTGTAAAGGAATACGATATATTTACCAGGTCCGGCGCTGCTACCGTCAGGATTGTGTTTGGTGGCGCCAGTCGGTCTGCTGGGTTGTCTGGAGACATAATATAATTGTAAACTGCATCCAGCAGGGTCTTGTTCGCTCCCTCGCCATTCTGGTCCAGGCATACAATTTTTACTGTTTCCGGCCCGTTCCATTCCGGGATAACAATCGCGTCCCCTATTCCGTCTACTGCCTTAGCCCACCGCTTATAATCGGCATTGTTGCCTATATAACTGGTTTCCTCCGAGGCGTCTGCTTCCATGATTCTTTCTCTTAAATCGTCGTCGCTTTCTTCCTCCGTTCCTCCGGTGGCTTTTTCTTTGTTCGTAACCGTCTGGATTCCCTCAACTGGTTCCGACATTAAAACAATAGTGCCGGCATTTACGTTTGACTGCTTTCCATCAAGTAGCGCACGCACCAACACGGTACCTTTTCCCTCTTCGTTCAATATGCAGCTTTCAACTGCCGCAAATTCAATGGACGGCTGATCATTCTTGGCCTCTGTCGCAAAAACAGTGCCGGCCGGTACTATGGTGCCCGGCTCTCCTGTCAGTGTCAGCTCCGCTTCTGCATAAGTAGACGCTTTCCTTTTTGTCTGCGATCCAGCTGCCAGGTAGTCCAAAAAGCTGCCGCTGCTCCACTGCGGGAACATCAGTTTTATTGCTTCCGGAATATAAAACTGCAATAACTCTGACGCGATCAGCGCCGTGGGCCTTGTAAAATCCCACGGGAAGCCGCCCTCAGTCTTGTCAATGTCATTCGGAAGCTCGTCCATCATCCTTGCGTGGATCGTGTCCGCGTCACAATCCTCCAAAAATTCAGGTACAATAAAATCACTTGCCAACTCTCTCACCTCCTTACAGCTGTATGCTCAGTGTTTCATCTTCCTCCCACGGGTACCCTTTTACTGTAAAACTGCAATATGTTTCGTCTCCCTCATGGGTAAATTCAAAATCACGGACGTACTCGGTCGCTGGGTGCACCAGCAATGCCTCTGTGATCGTCCTCTCAATTTCGCTTTCACGGGATTCTCTGTCCGGTATGTCGGCCAGGTCCTCAAACTCCGTGCCTATATCGTCACTGTATGCCAGGCAGCTCAGCCGCTCCGTGCTGGCAACTTTCAGGCACCACTGCATATATGCCTCCCTGCCTGCGCTGGTGATCATCCTGCCTGCTCCATCCCGTAAAAAATCGCCCGTTTCAAAATCAAAATAAACGGACGGATAATATCTTTCATCATATTCCGGGTTGTCTGGTATCTCAGGCAAGTCAAACACCGGAAAAAGCTGATTTTCTGCCATATTTGCCTCCTAACTTACCACATCAATAACAACCGCCTCATTTTGCACCCAGGCAACCAGAACGCGGTCCCCTGGCTTGATCTGCGGCGGCTTGGCTGTATGCGTATGGCTTCCGTTGCCTCCCTCATGTCCTCCATGGGAGCCTCCGGAAATCGTGTACGCCAGGCCTCCCACAAGCCTGCACACATGATAATCACTGCGCGGTATCGGTATGGGGAAAGTATTTGTTAAAAGGCTCATGTCCCCTTTAATGCTGCCGAAATCCAGCACTAGATCACGCTCTGCCTTTCCGGCCACGTCCTCTGCTCGGTTCGATATCACGCGAGCCAGCTTACTCAGTCCCGGACTGCCTTTGTTCTCTGCCATATCTGCCTCCTATCAATCAAAGCTGCCATCATCCACCCAACCATAAACGTGCGTTTCGGACCAGTTCTCATATACCAGGTGCCACGGGTGCGCTTTTCCGCTACCGTTTGCGATTGTAATCTTCGCACGGCCGGCTGATACGTTGTAGCCCTTTGCGCCTGGATAAGAGCTGATATAGTGCTTGCCGCCGTGGAAGTTCACAACGTCGCCCACTTTATAGGTCTTTTTCTTCGTTTCTGTTTTCTTGGTTGTGGTGTCTGCTTTTTCTACCTGCATGGTCATTTTCCCGCTGTCAGCGTCGTGCTGCACACTCTTAACAATATAAAAGCCATTCAGCGCACCGACAGCCAGGTGTACCATGTCGCCCTTGCGTACCGGCGGAGTATCAGGGGCCTGCACGGTTGCTGTTTCTTTCGGTTTCCCGTTTTCGTCCAGCATGTCCTGCGCTGTTTCCTGGGCTTCCGACAGGTTGTCGCTGCTGGCATGGTTTACAATCCGCTGGAAGATTCCGTACTCTGTTTTTCCATTCTTGACCGCCTCAACCTTTGGCAATCCGTCCGTTTTTTCAGAGGATACAATCTTCACACGGGTAACAAGGTTTGCAATGCTTACTTTGTGCTTGCTGGACACGCTATTGTTGCCCTCGAAGTGATAAATATCTTTGTTGCCACCTACGGCCACAATAGAAACTTTGTTCTCTGTGCTCCGCACAATCGCCTTGCCTCCACCTTTTTTCTTGGCTTCGTCCAGGATCCCGCGCACCACGTCGCCCAGGTATGAATTTTTATACAAAATCTTTGAGTGGCTTACATCCGGGCCGCTGTAACTGCTCAGGGTAATGCCCCAGCTCTTGAAAACTTCTGTCAGTGCGCTCTTGGTACCCTTTCCGGCAGCAAAATAAATGTTGTCCTGGGACCTCTGCATACTGTACAAATTGTCATAAGCAACCACATTAAAAACCTCGTCAGCTTTCGTTGTGCTGCGCTCACATTCCGTTACATTCCCCATGGCCACAATGCCCTTGCCACTGCCCCAGTACGCTTTTATTGCCACCACGCACCCGATCTTTATCAAAGAGGACAGCCTGGAGCCGTTATACTTGGCATTGTATAGCTCAAAGGTTATTTTCATGGCCAGTTCGTCCTCTTCCTCCTCCCATCCCAGGCCCTCAACTGCCTGGGTAATGTTCAGCTGCACTTTCTTTTCCGTGATCGCAATCACGTCATAGTGCACTTTGCTTACTTCGATCACTCAGCTGCACCTCCCTTACTTGGCCGGTATGGTCAGCTTTTGGCCTGGGTATATCAGATTCGGATTCTTTATCTTGTCCCTGTTCAGGTTGTAAATTTCCGTGTATCTGGAGCCTTTACCCAGCAGACGCTGTGCAATCCTCCATAAACAATCCCCGGATTTTACCGTGTAGGTGGTCGTCTTTTTGCCTGTTTTTGGCTGCGTCTTTTTGGGCGACGGTCTGGTTGGCGTCTTTATTTTCAGCTCGCTGGTGGTATAGATATTTATCTCTCTGGCAATAATCAGCTTAATGTCATAGAAAAAATCTCCGGAACCACCTTTGTATTTCCCTTTAAAGCTGGAAACATAAACGCTGTAATTTATGCAGGTACCAGTGCACAAAAGCGTGCACTTTGTACCTTTGTCCCGGTACTTTTCCAGGTTCTTGATCAGTGTGTCGGGCTTGGTATACTTTCTTACCAGTCTGTTTTTCTTCCGCACTGCCCCTGGAAACATCCCGGACCATGAAATTTCTTTCGTTCCTTGTCCGCGGGGGAGCTTTACGTCCCCCAGCGAAATAATGCTGTACGTCATAAACTTGGCGTCAGCCCCCATTGTTATAGTCTCCGGCAGCATAGGAAACTGTATTCTGCTGCCGCCGGACGGTGTCAGGTAAATATCCATGTCCCTATGCCTCCTGTACAAGCGGCATGTTTGCAAAAATCTTGCTCATGCGCTCTGCGATCTCGTCTCCCAGGTCGTCTGCCATTTCGCGGATCCGGTTCTTCATAACTTCAAAAACCTTTTCCTCGTCCATGTTTCCGCCCTCGATCTTAATAACCGGACTCATGTCCACGTTAATCTCAAAGTTGTTATTGCCCTGCTGTCCCTGCACTGCTGCATTGACAGAAACGGCTTTCTTGCCCTCGGATTCCTCCTCACTGCTATCCCCCGACATTTCCTGGCCGGTTACGCTCCACACGCTCTTGCTTTCGTCCTGCGACTGTGCCTGCAACGGTAAAATAGTATTGCTGGCCAGCTCTTCGCCGCCAGGTCCTACGATTCCGCCGTTTGCGTGGGCTGCAATTTCTCCGTTGCTGTCCAGCACGCCCAGGTCCTCGCCTGCCTGCTGCCACAACGCAATGCCACGGCCACGTCTGCCCGGTACCGTCGGGATAACATACTCTTTGCCCTCTTCTCCTAACCAGGACAGTTCTGCGCCATGCAGGCCCACCTCTCCGCCGTTCGCATGTCCGGCAATGGATACGGAAACCGTTGATCCGCTGCTGTGCGTGCTCAGCGAAGCACTTGGGTTCGTGATATGGTAATCGACTGTTACATTTACAGAAGCCCTTGCAGGATAAGGGGAGTTAAAAGCTGCTTGCAGCTCACTGCCTACCTGGCTGTAAACTGCTGCTATATTGTCGCTGGCTTTCTCGATTGTCACATCCGTGCTGCCATTGGTCTGCATAGTGTTGGAAAATGTATTATCAAGTTCCGCCTGTGCAGATGTGGCTGCCGGTGTTGCATCCGTGCTGCCTGCTTCTACGGTTAAATTGGTGGTCATTGTGGTGTCTGTGGTGTTTGTTTCACTGCTCAGGGCTGCCTGCGCTGCCTCTTCCACCGGTGTTGTGTCTGTGGATCCGGCTGTCGTGGTCACGTTTACCTGCTTCTCAACAGTCGTGTCCTCACTTCCGCTTGCTGTGCTCTGCTCCACTGCCGCCTCAATACCACTTGTGTCTACCTGTACCAGACCGGACGGTATAGTTACCGTTGCCCCGGACTGTACCTGTATGCCGGCACCGCTCAGGGTTCCGGTTTCCATTCCCAGGGCCGCCTCTATCTGTGCCATGGCTGTTTCAGAATCAACCTCAACGTTTGCCAGGTCCACCTTCACGCCGTCAGCAGTAACAGAAAACTCTGCGCCCTCTGCAGTCAGTGCGGACATAGCCTGGTCAATAGCTGTTTTGGCTGCGTCTCCGTCAACCTCAGCCGTCAGGTTGTCCATGGAAATTTTCAGCTCGTCGCCTGCATGGATAATATACGGGCTTTCAATGCCGTTTTCCTCGGCTATTGTCTGCCAGTCAATTCCCAGGGCGTTGCCGATTTCCCATAAGCAATCCCCCGCCTTTACCTTGATGGTTGCGCCCTCTGCGGTCACGTCCTCGGTTTCGGCCAGATCGCCCAGCTTTTCGTTTAAGCTGGAAACCCATGCGTCTTTGTCAATGTCTACGCCGTCAACTTCTGCTTTCAGGTCGCCCAGCTCAACCGGTTCGTCTGTAACCGAAGCTGTTGCACGCTTCCAGGCTGCGGAAAATTCCTCGCCCAGCTGCCCGTTTGCATCCATCTTGCTTACTGCATCAATCAGGGCTTTGTCCCCGGAATCTGCAATGTTTTTGGCGTATACGTCCCAGGCTGCGCTTGTATCGCCGGAAGCAGCACCGATGGCCATAGTCTCGTTAAACTTGTCCATGATCTGCTTTGGTATTTCCTGGCCAACATTCACGTACTCGTCAACTAAACTACGCATTGCGTCTGCGTCCGGCTTCATAACCTTCCATCTGTCATTAAGTGCAGACTGGTCTGCGTCAGACGTCCATTTTGCAAAGCCAACTCCGCTCATGCCATCCCCGCCGCTTAGTGACTTAACTTCGTCCTCCATTGTCAGTGCCCAGCGTCCCATCATGTTATTGGCCAGTTCTTGCTGTGCCATGACCAGGGCCTCGCCTGCTGCCTTTTGCACTTTTTGGTTGCTTTCCTGGATCTTACTTCCATACGTGTCGCTTAACGTATTGGTTTCAAAGTCCAAACTGGTCATAAGATCATTGGCTTTCTGGTTTCTAATAGCCTGCCCGGACAAATTCTTGTAATATTCGTTTTGGGTTGCTGTTATTCTTCCAGAAGATTCAGCAGCATTTAAGTAGGAGTAAAACTCTGTTGCCAGTGCCTGGGTTTCCTCGGCTGCGGTTTCTCTCTGTCCTGCTAGAGCCTCCACTACGGAAGTAAAGGAGTCTGCAGTCAGGTCTTTACCGCTCAGGCTGCCGTATTCCTGGTTGATCCAGTCAAGCTGCGCCTGTGCTTCTGCCTGTTTCCATTTGCTGGTTATACTATTCATTTTATCCTGTAAAGCTGCCACTGCCTGCGCTTCGTCAACATCAATAATGCCGTCCTGCAGTGCTTCCTCCACGGCCGTTTTCAGGTCATTGGATAGATTGGTCAGTTCCAGGTGGTCTGCTCGCGCCCATTCCTCAATACTGCTTGCCAGGCTTTCACCCTCCTCAGTACCTCCCAGGAATGTCTGCACGCTTATATGGGCCGCAAATGTCCGGCTTTCAAGCTCGGAAATTTTGCTTTCCACAAAGGTTGTTATATTGTCCTTATAGGACTGCTGTTCGTCAGCCGTCAGCTCAATGCCGACGCTGCTCTTCCAGGTCAGCGCCTGGTTTGCTTGCAGCGCTTCCTCTGCCTTTGCCCTCAGCTGATCGGCGTTCTTAAATTCATTGATCGCCATCTCAACATTTACCAGGTATTTTGCATTTAAGATTCCGGAAGCTGCTTCCTCTGCCTGCTTCGCACTCAGCTCAATGCTGCCGAAATGGTCCGCCAGGCTATTGCTGATCTGTTTCTCGTTATAGTTATCTATAGCCACACCGATAGCAACCACGGCCGCTGTAATTGCTGCCGCTGCAATACCAACTTTTCCAGCCATAGGAATCATGGATCCCAGGTCACTCACAAAGGCGCCAACTGTCGGAGCTGTCTGCGCTGCCATTCCTATGTTTTTAATCGCACTACCAATAGGGGACAAGGCTTTCACGATACTGCCCGCTCCGCCGATCAGGGACGTTGCTCCTTTGGCAATCAGTCCAGCACTCAGCCATGAAGTCAGCCCGGCCTGTTCGCCGCCCGGCATAATCTTTGCAGCTTCTCCAAACAGGCTGCTCAGCCCCTTTGATAACAGGTGCTTGCCCTTACTGCCGGCCCATTTTGTAAATGGCTCTGCGATCAGTGTGTCCCATGCAATATCAACCTTTCCAAACAGGTCTGCGTTCTGCCATTCCTGGGAGTTGGTCATACCGCTTACGGTTCTCTTGATTCCCTCGGCCTTGCCGTCAACAAAGTCCATCAAATTTGTAAGTGCTGCTGTTGCTGCCGGTGTTGCGTCTGTAATCGCATCAACCACGCTGCGGACATACGGTGCCAGTCTCTGCCCGAAACTGTTCTGTACGCCCTCCACGGCGCTCTGCATAAGGGTCATGGAACCCTCTAGGTTATCCAGCATAGTGTCCGACATATCCTGCGCCGCTCCGTCTGCATTGTAAATAGCTTCACTCAGCTTGTTGTAATCCTCTTCGCTGGCGTTGATGATCGCCAACATGCCGGCCATAGCCTCTTTTCCGAAAATGGTGGAAGCTGCTGCCGTCTGCTCAGTCTCAGAAAGTCCGCCCAGGCTGCCGCGCAAGTTATCCATAACACCTTTCAGTGTTTTCATATTTCCGGCGCTATCAGTCAGGCTGATTCCGTATTCTTTCATAGCTGTTGCCATGCTGTCAGTAGGTGCTGCCATGTTTGCCAGTGAAGTCTTTAAGGCTGTACCGGCCATACTTCCCTTAATGGAACTATTGGCCATAAGTCCCAGTGCCAGGGATGTGTCCTCAACGCTATAATTCATAGCACCTGCTACCGGGGCAACATACTTGAAAGATTCTCCCAGCATACCGACATTGGTGTTTGCGTTCGCGCTGGCCTGTGCCAACACATCTGCAAAGTGCCCGGAGTCCTCGGCTTTTAGTCCAAACGCTGTCAAGGCATCTGTTACAATGTCACTGGTGCTTGCCAGGCTTTCGCCGCTGGCTGCTGCCAGGTTCATAATGCCGGAGATACCGGAGATCATCTGGTCAGGTTTCCATCCAGCCATTGCCATGTAGTTCATAGCCTCAGCAGATTCCGTGGCCGTGAACTTGGTTGTTGCGCCCATCTCTTGGGCCTTTGCTGTCAGGTCCTCAAACGCCTGCCCGGTTGCTCCGGAAATAGCCTGGACCTGGCTCATCATGCTTTCAAACGACTTATAAGTGTTTACCGTATCGCCCAGGCCCACACTGATACCCAGCGCCGCGCCTGCCTGCGTCAGCGGGTTCTTTGCAGCGTTTATTACTGCCGTCAGAGGCGCTGTGGCTGCATCCACAACGCTTACTGTTGCTGTCCAGACGCTGCCGTCCCAGGCTTCTGCCTTATCTCGCACGCTATCAATAACCGGGCTTGCGTTGTCGTCTGCCCCCAGCTGCGCGGATCCAGAACTTCCGGAAAAATTCTCAACAGCGTCCTCTGCCGCTCTTACGATCGGGGTGGCGTTATCGTCCGCCCCCAGCTCCGCTGTGGCGCTCATGCCGTCCAGCATTTCCGTGGCGTCCTCCGCTGCTCGTATTGCCTGGGTGGCGTTGTCGTCTGCTGTTAGCTCTACGGTTGCCACATCCCCATCCAGGGATGCCAGCGCGTCGCCCGCGTCCCTTATCTCCATGGTGGCGCTATCATCCGCGCTTAACCCCACAACCGCCTCATTGCCATTCAGGGCGGTCAGTGAGTCGCCCACGTCGTCAATAATTCCGGTTGCGTTATTGTCTGCTCCCACTTCAACGTCCGAGGCGGTGCCGTCCAGAGTTGCTGCCTGGTCTGCTACGTCGCTCAGGGTTCCTGTGGCTGCATTGTTCACACCTACGTCAACGCTTGGGCTTACACCGTCCAGGGATTCCGCCTGGTCAGATACCCGGCTCAGTCCCTGACTTGCGTTGTCGTCTAACTCAATATCAATATTGTGTGCTCTTTCCAACCGATCAAGGCGGCGCTGTGTGCGGTCCCACGCACGTTCAAACGCCGTCAGGTTTTTGGTGGCCGACTGCACACCGGCACCGGTGCGGTCAACCGCTTCTATCGGGATTTCAATAGTTAATGTTTCGGCCACTTTTACTCACCGCCCTCCTCAGTGCCGTCTCTTGCTTTCTGCTCAGCTATCAGCTGTATTTTCATACTTTCCAGCATGAGCACCTGCGCCCAGTCTGGTTTGCTCAAAAACTCGTCAAACGGGATATGATGCCGTTGGAAAATAATGTGCATAAGCGTTGTTTTGCCGCCGGCTTCGATTAGTTTTTTGCTACGTCCTCCATAGTCGGCTGATATCCGGAAATCTCGTCAAGTTTGGACAGGATCTCGTCTTTCTCGCCGGATTTCAGAACCACCTCAACCAGGTCAATACCGTTCAGCACGTTCAGGTTCTTCCATGCGTCACGGTTATCCCAAATCTTGTCACGATCTTCCTCAACAGTTGCCTCATAGATCAGCTGTGCACGGTATCTGGCAGCGTCAACGCTCTCTGCTACTTTTGTACCCAGCTGCTTGTTGCGCTTGTAGTTTGTGTTAGCTTTCTTACACTTCAAATATTCATCTTCACCCATAGGGCGGATACGGAAAGACAGCACAACAGCGCCGTTTCTCTTAATTTTAATCGGTACTGCTTCCTCTGCGTCTGTCTTGTATGCGGCGGCTGCCATAAGTCCGCCCAGGATGTCATTTTCGTACTTTCTCACTGTTGCTTTCTTCTCGTCCTCAGTCATTTCAACAGCTGCCTCATTTTCTAAATTCACATTCTTAGTTGCCATGTTCTCAAATCCTCCTGGTTTATTTTAAAAATGCCGCGAGGCTATTCCCCGCGGCTCCGTCTGTGTAGTTATGTTGTTATATTGCTTTAGGCTCTCAGCTTGCCCTGCTGGTTTACTGCGCCGTTTACGAACAGGCTCCACTGTCTCTTAATCAGGTCGCCCACTGTTACGTTCTGCAGGTCAATGTTTCCAGACGGTACACAATCGTTGTATACCAGTCTTTCCTCGGAACCGTTGCGGCCCTTAATAACGCCCTGGAAGTTCCAGGACGGCATTTCTCCGGACTTCATGCCTGCCAGCAGATCTGTAATAAACTCCCCGTCCTCTACCACGATTTCGGTAAAGGTAAGTGTCTGGCCATAGCTGGTAAAGATCTCATGCTCCTGCGGGTCTCCCAGCGGCTGGAACTTGGTATTTGTAACATTGACCTGCGCCTGGTAGGTCTCCATAGTAGCCAGCAGCTTGCCCTTTGCGTTGTACAGTGCTCCATTCTTACCGGTCAGCACCTTTTTGGCGTTAGCAACCGCCTGTGTGTTAATAATACTCATTGTCCTTTATCTCCTTTCTTTACTCGGAATCTTCCTCAGCTGCAAAACGGAAGCGGAATGTCAGGTAAATAGTTTCAATGCTGTCAAGATCGTCAACAGCAATAATGAACCATGCAGAGTCTCCCTGCGCCGGATTTCCCTCGTCCTCAATTACGGTACCAGATAACAGCTTCTTTTCTCCCACCATTGCGTCAATAACGCGCTGTGCGGCTGCAATAACAGCTGCGCGGCCGTCGGGATCGTTGTCCACCTGGCCGATCAGGACCTCTGTAGTCTGCTCAACACGGTCCATAAGTTCGAAACGTTCTTTCACGCGGCGGATTTTCTTCCAACCTGCATCCTGGTCTTTGCTCAGGGTTACAAGAGTGTTGATCGCCTTTTCAATCCATACCTGCTTGCTCTTGCTGGTAGAAAGTACAATACAGCCGGATTTCAGGGCTTTCTTAATGGTTCCACTGTTCAGGGTTTCTTTCAGCTTCGCTGCTCCGCTGATCACGGTATGAGTCAGGGAAGCATTGGAAGCTCCTGCACAAATCAGGCCACCGATTCTTGCTGCCAGCATATAGCCCTCATACTCAACGCCATCTGTGCCAATGTACGGATTAAGTGGATAGTGGATTTTTTCGTCATTGAATGCCGCTGCGTGCTGCATACGGGTTTCAATCTCCACGGAGCTAGGCTCTGCCACGGTCGCCATGGTATATGCTCCCTCCTGGAACACTCTGGCAACATGAGTCGCAATCAGTGTGTGGACTGCTGCGTCGTTGGTGTCAACGATGATCATGTCTCTCACTTCTGCCTCACTTGCGTTTGCAGCTTCTCCGTATGCTGCAGTGCTTACTGTCGGGTTTGTACCGGCAGTAAAGGCTTTCTGTGTAACATCTGCCAGAGTGCCGTTTCCTGGAGCTTTCTTTGTAGCTTTCACGTACTTGCTGTTTGCAAATGCGGCCACAATTCCGTCAACCTCTGTTTTTCCGGCTGCAAAGGTTACTTTTTCAAGGGCTTTTGTTCCCTCGTAAATAGTTGCCTCTTTTGCTGTTTCATCATCCAGGGAGGCCTTTACGGTAATGGTAAATGCTCTGTTTCCCGGATAAAGCGCTGTAAGCACAACAGCATCAACAGCAGCACTGGCTGTGGTGTCTTTCAGCGTAATTGTTGCCGGTGTTCCGCCAGCTCCAACACGTACCACAACGCACTCCTCCATGCCTCCGGCCATAAATGCTGTGATAGCATCATATCCGGAACCTGCACCGATAACGTTGGAAATATCAGTGCTCTGGTCGATCGTAACCGGTGTGTTTAATGCTCCCCAGTTACCTGTTACAAGTGCACAACCGACGCCAGATCTGGCTCCGGCCGCTTCTACTCCGCCCGCGTTCTCATAGCGTTTGTATACGCCAGGGCGTTCTTTCTTTTCTCCTACAACAAAAAATCCGCTCATTAGTTTTCAACCTCCTTGTTGGCAAATTTCTTTACAAGCTCCTCAGCTTCCGCTTTGGTTGCTTCTTTCTTTCCGGCTACCGCAAAGGCAGCGCGCACAATGTCCGTGCTGTATTTGCCCTCAAACACTTTTGCAGCTGCTCTGGCGTATTCCTCGGCAGTGTAGACTGGTGCTGTGAGCTTCTCAGTCGCCTCATTTTCGGCTTTTACGGCTTCGGCCTTGGAATTGTCCGCCTGCACCTGTTCAGCCGTTTCTGTGGCTTCTGTGGGCTTCTTGGTTGTTGCCATTTCTTCGTCCTCCTTATTTGTTGAAATAGGTTTCTTTCAGCGGGTGGGAATACTCACTGAAATTCTCAGTTGCATACTGTCCTTTGATGGTTATCTGCCCCCTGGTCAGGTAGTCGGCGGCATTATCAACCGCCAATTCATCAAAAAGCAGTGGTGCACCGTCCAGGAGGATAATTTCTCCCAGTCTGGCCAGGGTGTCGTATAGATACCGTGTCCAGCTGTTCCTTGCCTCCGGCGTTGGTGCAATCACATGTATGGCCATGCTGCACTCCATCCATGTGAGTGCGCATGTCTGGCGTTTCTTTTTCGTCCCGGAAATGCGCACATAAATAGCCGGGTGGAAGTCACTCGGCTCATAAAAACTTTCAATATGGTCTTTGTTGATCACAAGGGCGTCTGTTTCCCAGCGTTTCAAAAATTCCTGCATTGCAAGTGCCGGATCCGGTGCCTGTGTGATCTGCTGTGGGAATGCAATCAGCAAAAATGTAAGCGAACACCCGTTTACTAGGGTGTTAGGGTTCTGGCTGTCATTCATTTCAAACAGCTCCGTTCTGGCCCAGGTAATACAATAGGCTCCATCATCCGCCTGCATTACCACGTCGCAAAGTGCTATGCGCACCAGCGGCGCCAACTCCTCCGGTGGCTTTCCTGCGTCGTCGCTGTAAACGTTCACGCTTACCACGCCGCTGCTGTGCCTTTCTGGATCCGCTGTCATGTCTACCAGGTAATCAGCGCGGGGGTACTGGCTCACTCCCCACCCTTGGGCTTTGTCGTCCGGTGCTTTCTGTAAAAACACCGCCGGAACGCCCTCATACTTTGCCAGGCTCTCTGCCAGTTCTTTCTCCTGGACAAGCCTGGTATAGATCAGTTCTTCCAGGGTCATGCTGTCACGCCGCCGCTTTCATTCTCTGCGGGTACAATGTCCTGTATGGCCTGCATGTCCTCCGTCCAGGTTCCCTGCCATTCCCCGCCGGCCACTTCACTTGCCAGCATTACAAAGTGGTTTGAAACATTCCCTATGCCAGTGTGGTAAAGCACAACGAGCTCATTGCTGGTTATCCCAACAACAAGCCCGTTTTTGTACTCGTCCCATGTTTTATGCTTTGCCCTTATCAGATCGCCCTTGCGCACCTGCTCACTGTCAAAAACAGGTGCCGCTCTGTCTTTTATCAATGCCATGTTGGCACCTCCTTACACGTTGTACGGTGCTCCGAAAATGCTTTTGATTTCGGGTTCCGCTTTCTGTTTGATTTTTTCCACGTATGGTCTTGCTGCCATTTTGCTTGTGCCATGTTCCAGGTACCCTGCATAATGGGTGTCTGTCTCAATGGCCACTTTCACGGATAATGCCCCGCCGGAGGATCCTGCCACCGGTCTGAAGCTGCTCCGCAATTTTCCGCTGCGTACTGCTGGCGGTTCGCCTGGTGCAGACGCCGTGTAACTGCTCTTTTTAAATGATTTCTTGTAGCTCCTGCCGCCTCGTTGCCCTCTCAGCACTTGCAGCTCCGCATTTTTCAGCGCCCTGCTGCCTCTTGTGGCTCTGGATTTCATTTCCTGGCCGATAGCGGTCACTTTCTTTGCTACTTCAACGCTTATATCAGGCACGCTCATACGTCTGCCCTCTCTTCCACGTAATAGATGGTATACAGCCCCAGTTGCCCCGGTTCGTCAACGCCCTGCACATAAAACTTGCGGTTTCCGCATGTCAGCTGGTCTGTTTCCGCCGCTTTCGGGTGTCCCCGGTCCACAATCGTGTGTGTGATCGGGTGCTGTATCTGTTCCCATCTGGCTTTTTCCTGCGGTGTTGCCTGGGCCAGAACGGCATGTATCACGGCACTGTCGTTGCTTTCGTATTTTTTTACAGGGCGGCCTTTCCCATCTATGCCGCTTGTGCATTTTGCAACAAGAAAGTCCTTGTACAAATTACCTGGTCTTAAATAAAAGATTGCGCTCGCCCCCTCCTGTTTTTGCATACGCATTGTCGTGCATACCACCATAAAAATAATGGCCTCCGTCTGTTCCCGATTCCGGAGAAGCCTTTCCGGCCGTTGGTACCGTGTCAGCTCCGCACTCTTTTTTCAGCTGTTCGTACTGCTTCCGCCAAAATTCCGCGCGGCTCTGCATTTCCAACTTTAACGGTCCGACCGTCGTGTTCACTTCCATGCCGAACCGGCGCATTATACTTTCCAGCACGGCCAGCTTGGCACGCTTCCACGTCTTTCTTGCCGCAATGATGGCCTCGTATTCTTCGTTGCACAAAGCGCTGGTTTCCTGTTCGCCCTCGACCATGGTGTCGCCTATCTCGAAGCGCATACGGTCAACGCCAGGCTCTCCTATCTTCTCCGGATTATAGGTATACGTCTTTTTCTTCATGCGGCTTTACCTTACCTTTCTGCAGGTTCCAGGGCCTCTGCCTGGCTCTTGGCAGCTTTCTTTACAGTGTTGCGGGAATCAGCGGCGTGTAACACAATCAAAACGTTTTCGTTTTTCACGTCCTTAACTGCTTTTGCCGCTTCTTCCGCGTTCATCTGCATAATAGAAAAAATATGCTGCACGTCTCCCTCTGTCAGTGGCACGCCCATAACCTGGGCTGTGTCCCCGTCAGACTCCTGCACTACCGGGACGGAAAATGTAACCTCTTCCCCCGTTTTTACCTGCACCAACTCAGCAACAGGAAGCTCAGTGCCTCCTGTTACCTCAGCAATGCAGCCAGTGCGTACCAGCGCACGCTCTCTGGACGGGAGGATGTGTCCATCCTGGATCAGTTCTCCCGGCTTGTAATTGTTGCCGAGTAGTGTGATCGGCTTTACGCATACATAGCTCATAACATCCTCCTTTCAGGCATTACACACAATCAGTAAAGTATGTTGCCAGATCGTCGGCCGTCTTTCTCATGTCGGTGCTCATAAGTCCCTCAATGAACTCGCTGTGTGTTCCGTTCTCTCCCTCGTACTGATCCATAGCAGTATAGGAACCATTTCCCAGCATATCCCATGTAAAGATATAGCCGGCGGACGGCTCGTCTACCTGCGGAGTGTTAGTTGCATAGCACATCAGGGCTGCGTTGCTGTCGCAAATAAACTGCATGTCAGCCTCTTCTCCTGGTTTTGCAACATTGTATGTAGATTCCAGTACCTTAACCTGTTCAAATCCCAGTACCTGGGCCAGAACCTGCTGTGTTACGATAGCCGGGTTTGCGGTTGATCCGGTGTACTTCACACGCTCAACAATGTCCGGATGTTCTTTCAGTCCCAGGTATGCGTCATAGCCCAGGGCTAAACGGTTAGGCTGGCGGCGACCTCTGCGCTTAATATCGCGGCGGCGCTCGTCAAAGAAGTGTACCGGATCAAAGTTGGCATCATTAAATTTCAGGAACTTCTTGCCGCTTGGGTTGCTGTCTGTTCCCTGCCATTCGTCTCCCCATACTCCACTGTGGAAAAATCCTTTTGCGAAAAGGATATCAAGGTGCAGGCTCATCTGCTCGTTAGCAAAACGAACCTTGGCGCGGCGTGGATCCTGTACGCCCGGCGCATGGCTGCGCTGGTAGTTCAATGCTGCGATCTGGTCAATGCCGACAATAACCTGGTCAACCTTGCAGCCATACTGGTTTTCTCCTGTTCCCATGATGGCCGGATTAACTTTTCCGAATGCCGGTTTGCGGGCTACGTTGTCCCTCGCAAGCTCTCCCTTGTCGAATGTGTAGTAAAATCCGGAGCTAGTAGCTACCGGGCAAATCGGGAAAATGGACGGTGCCACCCAGTCGCCAGGCTGTGCGAAATATGCCTGGGACATATTAGTCAGGTACTGGTTTGGCTTCCATCCTTTTGCAATTTCTGCCGCAATCCCTGCGTTAGTGCTCATTACATTTCTGCTCATAGTCTTTTATTCCTCCTGTTTATTATTCTGCCGGCTTGTAGCCTGCTTTTACGATCTGTACAGCAATACGCTGATCTGCTTTGGTTGCTGCTTCCAGTGCAATGCCAACAATAAAGGACTTTGCTGTTGCCTTTACTGCCTTGCCGCCTGCTCCGACTGCCAGCTCGTCGCCGTATGCTACGGCTGCGCCAGCTGTCCATGCGCCAATGTCCTTGATCTGCACGTCCAGGTCGTCGCCCACTGCTACCTTGTCGTCGCATCCAGGCAGCACAATACCGAGTGCGTTCTTGCCTGCAGTTGCTACTTTTCCATCAGCGCCAACTGCCAAAAAAGCCGGTGCCGGAATCTCTTCCCCCGCTTTTACCACAATTACCGCGCTGTCATTGATAGTTGTTCCGTAATAGCTCATGTTCTCTGCCTCCTTATCGTCTTGTTGCCTCGTACTCATGTACAAGGTCAGGGTTCTGTACACATGCAGCGTCAATGGATTCTGCATAGCTCAGAGTGGCGTTGCTTTTGCGGATTTCTTCCGCTTTCTTTTCGATCTGGCTCCATGCGTCAGTGCCTCCTGTGGCTCCTGCGCCTCTTTTGCCAACTTCTCCGAAAAGCCCGGATTTTTCTACCGCTGCCACTGCTCCGTCAAGTACGCCGATCATGTCGTCGTATGCGGTGCCACCAGCTGCCTGCAGTGCCTTTAATGTCGGGACCAGTTCCTCCGGCTTCTTGCCGATGATCTCGTACTTCTTCGCAACGTTGTAAAGTTTTTCCTCCTGCGCTGCGTCTGCCTGTTTTCTCAGTGCAATCAGTTCAGCTGCCACTAACGGGTGCAGACCCTTGTAAATATCTTCACCGGCCGCCTGCTGTCCTGTTGCTCCCTGTGTTCCCTCAGCGGCCGCTCCTGGGGTTTCTACTACTCCGGTGCCCGCTGCCTTGCCTACGCCCTCCGGCGCTGCTCCTGCGCCTGCTCCGGCGCCGGCGCCCTCAGCTCCATCCTCAACGCCATAGCGCTTTTTAAGTTCTTCAAACGCCATGCGGTCTGTTGCTGTCATGTTTGCCTCGTTGAATTTCATGTCAGTTTCTCCTCCTATAGATTTCTTTGTTTTGGTTTTTCCGTTATCTTCCGGCGGTGTCTCCCCGCCCTCCTGTTCAGGATCCTCTGTTTCCGGCAGCTGCTGTTTGCCTGTCGCCTTTTCAATCATCCCTCCCAGGCGGTCAACAGTTTCCTGCATGTGCTCCACGCTCACGGCGCCAGCTGTTTTTACAATCTGTGCCGTTTTACCTGCGCCCCAGGAAGTAACCAGGCCCTTGATGGCCACGTCAAACTCGTCAATGCTCTGGTTCATCAGTGCGGCCTTGTCCGTTACTTCTTCGTCCCGGATAATGCTGCACAAGCTGTTTTCCAGTGCAAAACACACGTCCCAAATTTCATCAGTAATGCGACGGAGCTTGCGTTCTTCCATCTTGTCATTGAATGTATCTGCTTTTTCAATGTCGGCCACTGCACTGTCAATGTCTGCCTGGTCCAGCTTCAACGCCTTGCCAATGGCAGAAAAGAACTTGTGCAGGCCGCTTTTTGCTGGTGCCTGTTCCGGATTCTGGCCCGTTGGCTGTTCTTCCGGTTTCCCGCCGTTTCTCTTATACAAGGCAACGTGCGCGTGCTGGTTTGCGCCAGCATCCACCAGGCTAACCTCTGTTACTTCCAGGTCTTTCAGCTTTGTCTTTGCCACTTGACCGTGTCCTCCTCTCTAAAATTTTATAAACAAAAAACACCAGTTTCCCGGTGTTCCTGCTTATCACTCTGCTGCGGCTCCGTCGTCCTCAATTTCTTCCCGAATTGCGGTGCCGCCAATGGAGAACATGCTATATTCTCCACTTTTTACTTTCTCCCACACGTCATCATCAGTGACGCGGAAGCCGATCCACCAACCAACCGGCAAAGTACCGGCCGCCAGTCCCATTGCTGCCTGCTTTTCCTCAGTCAGCACAACGCTTTCCACCATGACTGCGGTTCCTGTTCTTTCGTGCATTTCCCCGCCGTCTCGGTACAGCTCTGCAAATTTATAGGCTGCGGCTTCCAGGGTTTCCGGGTCGATCATGTCCTCCTGCAGGTCAACAACCTCATTGCCGCCCACATCTACGGACACATTGGCCCACCCAAATACAAGCCGCTTGTCCTCGTCTACTTTTTGAACCTTAAAGCGCCCCTTTTTCTCAATCGGCTGCGCCCGGCTCTTAATAATGTCACTGAAAGTCTGCATTTTTTCCTCCTTTTTGGCATGAAAAAAAGCGCCTGGGTTCTTCCAGACGCTCTGCGTTAAATGGCATTTCTGCACATTATTGTTGATTTTTGACACGTTTTCCGCGTTTTTGGCACGCTTTACGCTCAAAAATGTACGTTTTTGATTTTAAATGTCCGTGCGGTGTCCTTTTCGCCTGTTTTCTTCCATCTCCCAGGTTCCAATTTCTGCCACACGGCTGTTTGGCCAGTTCTTCCGGTACCAGAAATGCAGATCAGCGGTATTCTGGCAACACTCAGCAATGTCCTTGCCTTGTGCGATCCACTTCCAGGTTTCTTTTCGGAATGTCTTAATGTCCAGTGCAGAAAATTTATAGGTGCCGCCTCTGGCACCCATTACACTGTCATTACATTCAAATTCAAAATAGTCCCCCGTGTCCTTGATCACTTTTCCGGTCAAGGCCCATATACCAGAAGCAGGCACCGTAAAATGTAGGCGCCCGTCCCGCGGATCCACAATAGGCTGCACGGCCACATTAAACATGCCAGGCATGTGCGGCTGTTCAAACCAGTATGCTTTTCTGTCGTCCATTACAATCCACTCCCTACGGTTATAAATTTTTCGATATCAATACCGTTTATGTCCATTATACCCTGCGCATGAAGTTCACTCAACAGGTGCTGCCGCTCTTGCCGGCTGTTGCACATAATTTCTGTAAAATATCGGCTATCTATCCCGTTTCGGAACATGATTTCGTTGCTTCCCTGGAAGCCGCTTTCCATGTCCTTAACAAATTGCATGGGGCTTTTTCCGTATTGGCTTATGTCCGCAACCTCGCCAAATCTATCCCATTCAAAAGCATAGTAATCTGTGCGTTCCAGGACTTCCGTGCTCATTTTTATCTGGTAATCTCCATAAACACTAGCACCGGAAAATTTCTTTTTCATCCGCTGCGCCTGTCCTGTTGCCACTCTGGTAAATGCACTGTCAGCTCCTCCGGTTCTCATGTCGGAGTACATACTGGCGCCGGCTGGGTTCTGTATGCCCTGCTTGATTCTGCTCATGGTCGAAGAAATTCCGCCGCTTTGCAAAATCTTTATAACGTCGCCCTCTCTGGAAACACTGTGGTATACATATTTTGCGCCAGCCTTTTCCAGATCCTTTGCAAACCCAGGCACAACATAGGTTATATAGCCGTTGTATTCGCTCTGCAGCTTCATGCTAGCCAGCTGCACAACGTTTATATTTTCCTGGATGATTATTTCATCCAGTTTCTTTACCAGGCTGCTGCCTGCCAGATTCCTTAGCTCGTCCACGCGGTTAGGTGCTTGCGACCACACAAGCCTTGCCTTTTTCAGGGTTTCCTCTGCGGCTGCTGTCGGCGTCCTGGTCACTTCGTCCAGTCCTACCTTTTTCAGCAGCTCTGTGGCTTTCTTGGCATCTGCTACGCCATCCCCACTGCTCCGGACACGGATTCTAAAATAACCGTCCCAGGAATGCAGGCCTTGTTGCTTCCCGCTGTACAGCTCAAAAGACGCATACTTTGGATCATAGGAATCCAGGCAGGTAATAACCCCGTGTATGTTCGCCTGGGTATCAACCAGTGTGTTGCTGGTCCATGCCCGTGCTGTCGGGGCTGTGGTTTCAAAGCTCATATTGATACGCTGTGCCGGCACGGTTGGGTTTGCTCCGTCCATCCTCTGCAGCACATCGTCCCAGGCGCTGGATCTCAGCTTTCCGGTAATCTCATAGTGCACGTCTCCGTCTATGATCATACGGCGGGCGCTCAGGTTCATGCCCTCAACCTTGTCCGCGTCGCTCCATACCGCCTGCCCCTGCTTTGGCCCTGGGTGTATCTTGTCAAAATCTGTAAATACATCCTCGGCCGTTTTGGTTCCTGGAGGCAAGTGCCCTGTATTGGTTGCTGCCGGTGCTTTCGGTGTCGTCTTGGCATTTCTGGCCGCCTGGTTGGCTGCCAGTCTGTCCCGTACATCCTTGCTGCACTGCTTGGCCTTTACCGGGTCGGACAAGCTGTCAATGAGCTGCTGTTTGTTCATGTTGTTGCAATAGGCAATGTTTTGTGCCTTGGCCATCTGCAGCAGATCTGCCTTTCCCATCTTTTTCAGTGCCGTCACGTCATGCGTGGCTGCCTGGATGGTCTTGGCCGTGTTCTGCGCTTCGTCCGCCCACACAAAAGCTGCCTGTTTTTTACCGGTCCGCTGGGTCAACAGGTCCGTGTAAAATGTCCGGTATGTTTCCCGGAGGTTCTGCTTTCGCTCCACAATGGCATCCAGCAGCTGCTCTGCATCCTTTCCCTTGCCTTTCAGGCTTTCAGCATAACCCCGGAATATTTCTCTGTATTCCTTGTCAGGTATTGCCTCGACCCGTTTTATATATGCCAGGGTGTCCTGTGGGTTTAGATCCAGCTCATTGTTGGCATACTTCCGGAAAACAGTGTTGTACAGCGGTTCTGTTTCGCCATACTTGCTGTTGGGGTGGTATGCGTATGTCATTTTCTGGCTGGCCTTGTCGGTAATGTACCGGAAAGACTGTTCTTTGTCTACGCCGATCAGCCGTCCGCTGGTATCTGTTACAAAATTGCCGCCGTGGCTGTCATAGTTCCCCAGCAGCCAGTCTGTAACATGTTCCCGCTGTATCTGCTGCACCTGGTCAGCTGTCAGGCCTTTGGTGCCGTACTGCTGCCACGCCTTGAAGTCGAACCCGTTCGGGTCCACGTCAATTTTCTGTTGATATGCGCCAAACTGGCCGCCTATGTTTCCGGTTCCAACCTTGACGGCCGTGTCCGGATCCACAATGCCTTGCACCTTGTAACCAGCTTCCTGCACATAGGCCCGGAACTCTTCCGGTGTGCCGCTTTTGGACTGTGCCGGTTTGAAAAGCCATTCCGTGCCGCTGTCGTCCTCGCACAAGTGCATTTCTCCGGTACCGCCCAGGTGTGCCAGGCCTTTGTCTTTCATTCCCTGCGGCATTTGCAAGCTGCCAGGGATGGACGGTGTCGCCGGATCCGGAATGTTTGGTCCCGGTGTCTGGCTCTGTGTCGGCTGTATTACCGGTGGGGAAATCTCCCTATACTCAACCGCACACCTGCACTGTGGATGTGCCGGTGGTGTCAGACTTTGCCCTCCAAAAAGTAATTTATTCAGCTTAAAATTAAAATCGTCGTCTATGCCTATCGTCTGCCCCTCTAACCCGTTGCAGATATCACAAACGCCGTCGTCATAAGCTGTTGACCATACCTTTTCTACAACGCCCATAAGGCCCTGTGCCTGGGCCATCTTTACTGCTTCATACTCGCCGTGCTGATATGCGAATGCCATTTCTGTTTCTGCTATCATGTTGGCACGGTACCGGTGCTGTTGCGCTGCATACTTGGCCGCTGCTTCCTGGGCTTTCTTGGCCGCTGTGGCCTCTTTCATGCCTGGATTATTCTTTAGCAAGGAATCTTTCACATGATCGTAATAGTTCGCGTTTGCAATAGCCTGGCGCTGTGTCAGGCCTATGCACGGACGTATTGCCCTGGATAACTCCTCCGCACTCTCCCCCTTGCTGTATGCTCTGGCGATCAGCGCGCTCACTGCGTTCTTTTGCTCGGTGCTTATGTTCGTTACAAACTCCGCGCCGTGTTCTTGAACCCACTTCGTTACCCCTGGCCATGTGTGATCAAAGAAAAAACTGTCATGCTGGTCTTGCACGCCCAGGCTTGCCGTTTCCATAGCTTTAACCCATACCGGGGACAGCTTGTCGCTTACCATTTTGCTATAATCCTGCTGCCACTGTTGGAAAGTGCTTTCGCTCATGTGGCCGTTCATTATAGCCTCGCGGATTTCCTTGTAGGTAATCGCATTTTGCTGGTTGGTCCATGTGCTATGCAAAATATATGCCGGTTCAGCGGACGCCGCGTTCAGGAAGCTGTTCAGCTTGTTCAGCGCATTTTGTCCGCCCTGGCTTTTCTTCTTGCCAGTCGCTTTGCGGATCCGTATCTTCTTAAATTGCATTATGGGTCCCTCCCCAGTCTCTTCCTTGCCTCCTCAACGGCCTGCATATCTTCCTCGGTCACTCCGTCAGGATCTTCCTCTCCTCCTGGGTCAACCGTGCTGCTACGCTGCTGTTGTGGCTTTGCCTGCTGCCTCTGCCGCATATTTCCTGGCTTTTCTCCTCCCGGTGCCGGTACCGCCGGGGTATCATCTTCCAGGCGCTCAGGCAGGTGTGCTGCTCCTCTTACATAGTCCTCTAACTGGCTGTCTGGCGTTAAAATGCCGACGCCGGTCATTTCCTTTATGTAGTTGGCCAGCTTCTCGATGTCCTCGTCCTCAATGTCTCCGTGCTCCATTCGCGGGTAGTCTGTAATACCGTTGAAGTGGTCGCCGTTCAGGTTGATCAGGCGGGGGATTGCCTGGTTATTAAAAACCTCACAAATAATATCAAGGTACGCGCCTATTGCCATGGAAAACAGTTCTGTCTTGTCGCTGCTCAGTGCAAAGCTGCCGACGCTCTGGTGTCCCAGGAAAATAAAATCTGCCAGCACGGTCATTGCCATGCGGGTGTCATATCTCTCAATGATCGCGTTGGTATCAAACTGGCGGCGGCCTCCGGTACTCAACAGCTGGAACTGCCAGCCGTTCGGAAGCGCCAGCCCCTCGGTACTGTCTCGGCGCACATTTTTAACAATGGCCTCCATGCCTGCGCGGATGGCTACCATGTCCGGATCATCCGTGTCCCATATGTTCATGCCCTCCGGTGCCGTCAATACCGGGAAGCCTGCCAGATCTCTCTCTATACCGATTCCCTCAATTTCCTGTATGCGGCGCTTGAAGTACCAGGACCGGTATGCGTTCCTCAGTACGCTGCGCCCCTCCGGGTTGTTCTTCCGGCTCTTTGTCCGGAACAACAGGGCTTTTTCTATCGGTATCGTGTACAGGCCGAAGTTTGGCGGCGGCATCTGTGTCATGCCGGTCAGGTTGTCATTGTCGTCATACTCCCACTGATAAAGGGTTTCTTGTGCTCTAATAGGCAGCTTAGCCCATCCGATCAGCCCGTCGTCATACTTGCTATTTAGGCGGCTGTCCCTATTTTTACCGCAACGCCGCTTGTACACGATTTCGTGGTAGCTCCACCCGTATGTTAAAAAGGACAAGATTTCCGAAATGGTATCTGTCCAGGTGTCCTGCATGTCGTCCATGCAGCTCTCAACAAACTCTGCTGCCTCCTCGTCTGCGTTCTCCGGTCCTCCTGGCTGTATGGTCCAGCTCGTCTGCCGAATCAGCATTTCAATGGCAAACAGTATGGCGCCGATCACGTCGTCATTGTCAGCCATTTCTCTGTATGTCTCCACGCCTTTACGGCCCTGGAGCTCTTTCAAAAATTCCTCGTAAAAAAAGCCGCCATAGCGCTTTTGCCCTATGCGGCCGATTTCTCCTGCTGTGGTTGCCACTATGACAGCCCTCCTTTCCGTCCACAAATATTATACAGCAGCTTCTGTGCTGTCTGTTGTACCTTAACCTGCACGGAGGCGTTTCTGTCCATGTTCTTGCCGTCTCCCTTGCCGGTCTTATTGTTCCGGTTGATCCGGTTCATCAGCGACAGGCTCATTATTCCCCACCTGCCTCTGCTACCTGGCCATATCCATAGTACATAATGCCTGTACCGCTTGAGATCGTCACGCTGGCCGCTTTCAGGTACAAACAGTTGCCTGCTGTCAAAACCAGGCCGTCAACCGCTGCTGGTGCATCCCAGGCGGCTCCCACTGTTCTGATTGTTGTATCAGTCAGCGCCTGCACCGCAACAATGTGGCGGTTCTCTGCCTCCGGTTCGTACTTAGTGGCCGCTCCGGTTGCATTGTAAAGCATACAACCAAAACCGCCCATGCCAGCGATCATGCTTCCGTTTGCAGCGTTTCTGTTTCCCATTCCCATAGCCTTGCACCTCACTTTCCTCTCCAATAACTGCTCATGCCGCCCGCTACTGCCTCAGCCGGCGGTCCTGTCTGTGATGGCTTGTCCATCAAATACAACACGGCCTGCACAAGGGCGTCAACCGTGTCTTTGTATACCCCTTTCGGGAACATCAATAAATCTTTTTGTAGGTCTGCGACCCATGACGTCGTGTTCGGATCCGGGAAAAATACGTTCCCGGCCTCGAAGTACGGCGTAACCGATATTGCTCTCTCTTCCTTGCTGCCGCGCGGGTTGTATGGCACCATTCCAGGGATTTCCTTGTCCAGCACGTCCATGACCGCCGGTCCGTTCGCCTTATCCTCCACAACCTTTGCCCTGGCCTTTGGCCATTTCGCTGTCATGTCGCGGATAGCTTTTACCGACTGGGTAAAGCTCATTTTGTCATTTACCAGGTCAAAAACGTATATGTTCGGGCCGCTTCTGCCGACCACATAACCGGCAACCTTGGCGCTGCCGTCGCTGTTCTTAAATGCAAGGTCCCAGCTCTGTATGATCATGTTGCAGTGCGGGGCTGTTGTGTAATAGTGCTGCAACCAGGCCTTTTTGAAGACGTTACCGTCTGCCGGTGCCGGCCGCTGCTGCATCTGGCCAGAATACTGCAAAGAGCCCATACTCTTTTTCAGTCCGGCCAGGGATTCCTTGTCATATCGTTGGGGGTTCAGGATGTCCCCCTCTTCCCTTATGAGCTGCTTGCCACTTTTCGGGAATGTTATTATTGTCTTTTTCTCTGCCTCAGCTGGTAAACACAAATGTTCATAGCCCAGGTTTTCTGCCAGCACATAACCGGTCAGGTCCATTTCATGTAATCGCTGCATAACGATAATGATCGCACCGTTCTTGGGGTCGTTCAGTCGTGTCTGCAGTGTGTTCTTGAAAAAATCTATGGTGTTTTGCCGCTCTGTCTCACTATTGGCCATGAGTGGGTTCTGCGGGTCGTCAACTATGATTATGTCGCCACCCTCACCAGTCAGTGCACCGCCGACAGAAGTTGAAAACATCATACCTTGATGGGTGTTTTTAAATTCGTTCTGCCGGTTTACGTCGTCTTTCAGCTTTACAACGTCGCCCCAGTTCTCAGTGTACCAGGGGGACTGTATAATGTCACGACTTAGTACGTTGTGCTTACGGCTCAGGGAATCGCTATACGAAACCTTGATAAATCTTTTCTCAGGCGCCTGGGTCCAGGTCCAGCAGGGGAAGCACACCGTTACATTTATGCTTTTCATGTGTCGGGGCGGGATGTTTATCACAAGCCGCTTTATTTCCCCGTCCTTAACAGCGTGCAGGTACTCACATATCAGGTCAATGTGCCAGTTCGGTATATACGTGGTACCTGGCTCAATAATCGGCCAGGACTGCTGTATAAACTCCGATAGGGACCGCTCTGCCCGTTCCCTGCGAATCCCTTTTAGCAGGGTTCCTGGGTCAAACTGACTGCTATTTATGTAGCTTTCCCAGTATTTGCTCAAGGTTTTCCAGCTCCTCGTCTGATAGGTCGGACATGTCCGGAATGCTGCCGCTCAGTTCCAGGCCGCCGCTGTGTTCAACGGTTGCCTTTGCGCTCACGGCTATGCTCTCCGCACTGTCGCCGCGGCTCATTCTTTCTATCTTCACGCCGACGTCTGCCAGTCGGGCAATGTCCTGTGCAGACAATTCATTATCCGGGAGGGCTATCAGGCCACGGGTGGCTTTATTCAAAAGCTGCACACCCAGTTTTGCGTGTAGATCGTGCATTTTCTTGATTTCCTGCTCATTCTTGAAGCGTTCCAGCTCAGTCATGTAAACATCATAGGCCGCTGCGCGTTCTACCCAGTTCCACTGCGTACTCAGCTTTTCAATGCTGCTTTTGCTTTTCATTCCCATAGCATCTGCCAGGCGTCGGATGCTTCTTTTCTCCGGTTCCCGTGCCTGGGTTCCGTATGGCATATCTCTGTACTGACAAAACTTTTGGTAATGCTGTGATTTCTCGCCCTCCTGCTGCTCCCATAGTTCAGGCGCGTCTCTCTTTGCTGCCATGCGCTGCTCCCTCCTTTCTCCGAAACATAAAAAGAACGGCCATAGCGGCCGCCCTCTCAGGTGTTACTCTTTGCCAGGGACATTGATGTCCTCAGCAGCTTCCGGCGTTTCTTCCGGATCCGGCATATTTGCCTTTATATTTTCCTCATTCAGCTGCACGTATGCGTATTCTTTGCCGTCCCTGGTACATGTCACACCAGCATTGCCGGTATAGCTTACATACCGCCGAATAATTCCATCACAATAGGTTGGGCTTAACTCTACCAGCCTGGCCTGTCTCTCGGTCATTTCCGCGCCGATCAGCGTGAAGCCAGAACCGCCAAACAGGTCCAGGATAATGTCTCCCGGATCCGAGCTGTTCAGTATCGCCCTTGTGGCCAGTTCCACGGGCTTCTGTGTCGGGTGGAACGTCGCCGTATCTCTTGCCACTTCCCAAACGGTTCCCTGCTTATCTTCCGGGTATAAGAAAACGCTTTTATCTTCCTGCAGTCTCAGGTACCGGATTTTCTTTCCCTTTGGTACCTTGTCAGAAATAAAAGCCTTGCCTCCTGCTCCGTCAGTCACAACAATGCCACCGCTCAGGGTGGTTGCCATGCCTGCATCATCCCGGAGGGTTATCTTCCAGCAGGTGTTGTTGCTGCGATCTCCGCACCACTTGGCCGTATGTCCTGCTTTCTCTGCATAAAACATAGGCTCGAAGTCTCTCAGGTAATCGGTACCGCTCAGGTTGTGGTTATTCTTCAACCATATCAAGTATTGCTTTTCCAGCAGGCCTGCGGCTGTCATGGCGTCCTCAAAGTCCCTGCGGGTATCGGTCGCATGGTAAATGTAAAATGCAGCATCTGGCTTGCTGTACTTCACGGCGTTCTTAAATGCCGGAATCAGTAATTTACCGAGGAGGTCGTCGTCGGTCAGCTCGTCGTTGGCGATCATGCCGTTGTTTTCGATCTGCTGTTTCTGTCTCTTCCCGTTTCCTCCACCACCATCCAGGCTTATGCCATACGGTGGATCAGTGTTCACGCACTGCGCCAGTTCATCCCCCAGCAGCTTCTGCAGGGTTTCTGGCTTGGTGCTGTCTCCACAAATCAGGCGGTGCTGCCCCAGGTGCCAAATATCTCCGGCATGGGTCATGGGAATGTTTTTCGGTGGCGGTACGGTGTCCTCTCCGTTGTTCTCCGTATCGTCCACACCTCCCAGGGCGTTGAGTAGATCTTCCAGGTCCTCCTCTGTGTAGCCACTCATTTCCAGCGGTATCTCTCCGGTGTCCATCTGCTGCAGCATATCTGCCAGTGCCGAGGTGTTCATTTCACTCAGCTCCGCCAGGCGGTTGTCTGCCATCAGATCAGCATACTCCTCTGCCTCCGAGGCATATTCCTGGTATTCAACAGGCACAACACTAGCCTGCATGGACTGTGCAGCTTCCAGGCGTCCGTGACCGGTCACAACAAAGCCGCTGCGTTTGCTCACCGTAATAGGTTTCCTCCATCCCTGCCCCTTGATAATGGCAGCCAGCAGTGCGACCTGCTTAGGTGGATGGGTGTTTGGGTTTCCAGGGTTCGGAACCACTTTGCCAATAGGTACCAGCTCGTCAAAAGCACAAAAGACCTTTACACCCTCCGGCGTAACGGCCCTTGCTTCCGCTTCGGTCTGGTAGTTGGCCACGTTGTTGAAATAGTTCTCAACCTCGTCTTTTTTCTTCTTTCTTGCCATTTCTCCAATTCCTCCACTCTATCATTTTAACATCTATGCAGTGCATTGAAAATGTCTACTTTTTGCACCGTGCAGGCACTATGCAAGTCTTATGCCATCAATGCCGAAAATCAGTGCAGACAGTGGCTTTACAGCCTTCCCCAGGTCACTGTAATAGGTGCGCTTTTCTACACAATTTTCGCGTGCAATTTCTTCTGCACTCTTCTTTTCCGGTGCGATATATGCAGCGTGCAAAATCCGGTACCGGCGCATTTCCTCTGCCTTGCCGCTCTGCTCGCATGATATCCGGTACAAGTTCAGCATTTCGTCAATGTGTGTCAGTATGATCAATGTGCGCTGCTGGCTCTGCTTAATGCTGCCAATATAATAATTGTCCTCGTACTCGAAGCTGTCCAGGCCGTCCAGAATGTCCAGAGCGCTCTCTTTTGCCTTGCGTCCATTAAATACTGCACCACTCACATGCTCTTTCAGATTCCGATAATTTGCCAGCAACAGGCGTGTGTTGTGCAGTCTCCGGGTATATCTTCCCTTTGTCTGCTCCTTTTTTCCCTCTTCCAGGCGTCTCTCCGCCGCTGCCGTGCCTGCTTCTACGCCTATGCGGATAGCTTCATCAATAGCCCGCTGGCTCAGCACCTCGTACACCCCTGCCAGTGCGCCAGGCTCTCTGCTGGTTCCTTTTGCCTCTTCTTTCTCTTCCACGCTCTGCTCCATTACTCTCTCCATTCTGGACCAGCCTCCTCTCCTAACCATTCATCAATACGTTTTTCCTGCGCCTCCCTTAATAAAGGACTTAAATACATTGTCGTTTTCCAACACATCCGTTTCAGTGCTTTCCTCAGCTGCTCGCTGTCCGCCAGTTTCAACATATCCTCATTTGTCTTAACCTTTTTCAGTTTTTCCTCATACATGGTATTGGCTGCGCACAACGCACATGTGATCAGGCTCCCGGCTCCCAGCAATGCGCCAGCCACAAATGCTGCTATAATTTCCATGTCGGCCTCCTCTCCGATATGTTCCCGACATAAATGTCGGAATCAATCTATGTCCCAGTTTCTGTTGTCCCATATCTTTATGCCGTGTACCATTCTCCGGACGGTATAGCACACGCCCCAGCATTTCAATTTCTTAAAATACGCCTTTTCTCTCCATGTCAGCGGCCAGATTCTGCCTTTTAGCAGCGTAACCTCAACAGTACCGCGATTGTTATCAACCATAACCCGCACCCGTTTAAATCCTAGTGCCTCAAAGAAATCTGTCATATACATAGCTTCCATAGCGCAATCCATTTTTCCCATAATTCTCATGTTCTCCTGCCTGTCCGGGCGGCGTGTTTCCACGCTCGCCCATAATATTTATTGACTTATCCACACTATCCCAAATTCTTAGGGGGATAACTAAATGGGAAATCCTGCACCAAATCCCCAGCAAAATAAGGGGCCAGGTTATTTTTCAAAAATACCTTGCTGCCGTGTGCCTGGGAAAATTCAAGGATATGCTGTACCCATTCCGCCTGCGGTATCGTTTTATTTTTCTGCTGGCCTGTCTCAGCTCCGACGATGATCCACGGTGGCGCTGCCTCTCCTGCTGCTCCAAATGTTCCGAAATCTTCCTGTATAGGCTCAATGCTTAAAAACCAGTTATACGTGCCAGGCTCAAACCAGGCATACTGCTGATCTGGTCTTGTTACTGTCGTGCCATACCAGAAATTTCCCTGTTGTGGCAGCTTCCCGGCTTCTGCCAGCTGTATGTATCTCTGTGGGTTCTTTGTCAGAAACAAATACGTGTGCCATGGCGCGGCTTGCGCCGCTGTAAATACTCTTTCAATCCAGGCATCCGGTACCCACTCGCCGAACAGGTCGCCCATGCTTACTACAAATATAACCGCCGGTTTCTTTTTCTGCGCCGGCATAGGTAGGCAATACTCCCGAAACATAGGTTCGAACTTTACCGGGAACGGTGTCACTTTCCCGATCTCGTTTTTAAAAGGTTTTTCCAGCACCCAGCGGGTTCCTCTTTCATCCCACTCCTTTCTCAGTTGCTCGGAGGTTTTGTTGATCATCACATTCCCGGAAAATCTGTTTGCCTGCTTTTCTGCGTAACAGTACAGGCAGCCATGCTGGCATCCGGTCACGGGATTCCATGTAAAATCACACCATTCAATCAGGCTTTTGTTCATCATGTCCGCTTTCCTCCTTTTCTTCTAAAATCTCGCGTTTATTCGCTCCAAAATTCTGTCTCTTATTTCTTCGTTGCTTTCAAATGGTTTCAATCTCAAGTCAAAAAGGCGCGCGTGCTTCTTTAATATCTTTCTTTGACACTGCCAAATTCTCCAATCACTGATCTTTTCTTCAATCTTTTTCCACACGTTCTTTTGCCTCCTCGCAATTCATGGCGATCTTTGTTTGTTCATTTTCCAGATTCTCTGTCGAATCTGTAACTATTTCCTCAACTGGATTAAACGCATTTCTGACGTGCTCACACCACTTAAACGGATCTACCGTCACTATATACCCATAGTTGCACGGATCGAGATTCCTTTTAAAACTAATTCTTCCAACTGGCACATTGTCGATATAAAGATCGTAGAAATAATATTCTTTCACTTGGAACATACAGGGTAAAAACATCATTGCTATTGCATATTCTTTGTAAAACTCTCTGCTTATGCGAATTTCTCTTCCCACAATTCGTGCATTTAGATAAAAATCCGGGTATAGTTTTTCTACTTCACATCTGATTTTATCTTCCATTACGTTTGTGGTATATATCTCAAACGGTTTACCCGCAAAAGCCCAAAAGAGTTCTGATATAAACTGCTGCATTTTTGTGAAAAAATATTTATTCTGCATCGTCTTGCCCTCCATATCCCACATTTCCCGCTATCTTGTCCACGTCGTCGCGGGCTTTCTTGCTGTTCTGGTAGTCCTCGAACCTTTCCAGGTCCATTTCCTGCCGTTCCGGATTGTATGTAATGTGTAAAAATGTATCGCACCCCAGGCACCTGCCTACGCCGGTATTGATTCCCATCTCCATTGCCAGGCTTTTGCAGATCCAGTTTTCTTTCCCGCACACCGGGCAAATTCCTTTATATCTCTGTCTTGTGTCCTTTGGTTCATGGCTTTCTGTGTCCTGTGCCATTCGATCAATAATTTCTCCCATGCTCAACTGCTGCTCCTTTCTGGCTCTCTCCATGCTCCCGAAGCTTCTCCGCACCACACGCGGCGCCCCTCTGCTGTTTCCATGGTTATAAGCCCATCACGGAAGCGGTACCCGTTCACAACCTTGCCGCGGGTCCATTTCCCATCTATAAACATTTCAATTTCTGCGCCCTCAGTATAATAAAACGGCTCTTTCATCCAGCTCCTTTCCCAGGCAGCTTGCGCTGCCTGTGTCTTATTGTGTGATATATTTTGGATTTTAGAATAGCACCCTATCTGTATTCTTTGCCGGTTCCTTTGTCTCTCAGTGTGATCCGGCCTACAACCTCAAAACCAGCAAGCTCAGCTGTTTGCTTCATTACCGGTATAAGATCATTTATTTTTGCCATGCGTTCAGCTTCTCGCTGTTTTTCTTCCCTGCGCATGTTCCCCCAGGCTCCTCCGAATGTTGGATCCGGATAGCCCTCTGCGTTTCTGCTCACTTTTTCGCCCATTTCTTTTTCCCTTCTACGGTCTGCGTAATACTAATGTCATTTCGCTGTTTTGATATGCCGTCTCATTCCGCGAAAACATTTCCCTTAACTTCATATGGATTATTGTTGTGTCGCATTTTATTTCCCAAAAAGGGGCTTTCAATCCGCGCGGCTCCTGTGTGCCTGTATATTCACAAGAAGCATCTTCCACCACAAAAATTCTCTGCTCTACCGATATTGCCGGTCTTACTTTCCCCTTCCCAAACAGCTCAAAAATCACTTCTTTTGGCATATCCATGAGCACATGTAATGGTATTATAGTGTATATTTCTTCCATCAGTTCTGTACCTCCACCAGGTTTATCTTTGTTTCTTCCACCAGTTTGTCCCGGAGACTCTTAATCGTGTGCTTTCCGTCCTCAAATTCTTTCAACAAGTTCATGCAGCCATCATAATAATTTTCCAGTCGCTGCTTTCCCCAGCCTTTCTGCTCATGCAGGTATGTCATGCTGAACAGGAGAAGCATGTCCAGAGCAGTCTCCGCTCGCTGCTTTTCCTTGCCTTTCTCAATCTCCTGCACTCTCCGGACGGCTTCGTTGGCCGTTTTCTGTTTCAATTCATAAATACGATCCGGCGTCATTCGGATACTTTCTTTTCTCTCTTGCCATTCCTTGGCTCTGCGTTCTTTTCTTCCCATAGCTGCCTCCTACTCTACCAGGTGGCTTACATCCTCAATATTCAGGATGTTTGCGTCGTGCAATACCAGGCTGTTGCCAATTTTCTCCGGAGTGCCGTAATACTCAACAATTTCTTTGCGGCTCCGATCATAGACCAGCACGTTTTTTGGTAATCTGCTCAGCTCCTCTACCTGCTTTTGCAGGCTCAGGCACATCAGGCCTGCGCTGATCAGTGCAACGCTGATCACAATCGTCCAGACTGCTTTTAATATTCCCGCTGCCTTTTTTCTCATGCTTGCTGCTCCTTTCTGTTAGAGCCAGGCTTCCACAATTTGCAGGCTGTCCTGTTCTATCCGATTTACGATCCGCATCCGCTCCGGCTTTGCCTCTCTTATGTCCTCTAATGTGTCCGCCAGGGCTATCAGGTGCGTACTTTTCCGGCCATCAAACAGGCGTGCCACAAAAAGACCCGGATAGTCTTTCGGATCCTCATACACGACTATCATAGGCGCCCCCTGTGGCATCACTGCCCGGATTAATCTCATGTTAAATTGTGTTATTACCTGGTCCTCTGTTCTCATTTTTCGTTTCTCCTCCTGCTATTTTGTCAATTATTTGCAGGTACTGGAGGCCATAAAAACCGCCTGTATCAACTTCCCAGTCTGGAAGCAAATCTTCTGCCTTTGCGCTGGCTGTTCCCGGTGTCTCCCAGGTCCACCCATACTGCTGCACAATGGCAATTTCTTTTTGCTTTGTTTTCTTGTGTCTCTCCCAACAATCGCGAGCTGCTTTCCAGAAGCTCCACGGCACCATAAAAAACCGATTCATGCCAAAACTTACGGCCACAAAAGCAAGCTGTCTGCCCTCTCCCTCCATCCATGCGTCTAAATACTCCGCCTGGTGGTCCTGGACGGCCGAGAAATCAATTCTAGCTCCCTGGGTGTGCTTTGCCTCGACCGCCACTGGAATGTCCCGGAAACGGCCCAAATAATCCACACAACTCTTGCGATCTACCTTGCAGTTTGCAACTTGGCCATGTGCCCCGCGGAGCGGTATAAACTCCGTGGGGACCTTGTGCATGACTGCTATGCCTTTGGCCTGGTATTTCTCGTTTGCAAAATTGATAAAATCCTCAAATGGTTTGCCGCGGTTCGCCTTGCTGGCGTCCCTCCTGTATGTACCAGAATCCCATGCCATGGATCACGCCTCCTTTTCTGCGAAATCGTCTGGCATTGTGTCCAGGATCCTCTTTAATTTAAAAATTGTACCGTTGCCGATTCCATTGCCGGATCCGGTCTTTTTTTTCAGCTCCTGGAGGAATCGCTCAACCGCTGCTTTCCCTCCGGTGTTTTTGCCCTTAATGGCCTTTGCTGCATTTTCTGCGTTTTTTCTGGCCTCTGCTTCCGCTCTGTTGGCTTTTGCTTTGTACTTAGCGACCTCTGCCTCCAACTCTTCGATTTCTGCCTTATGTACGGCCTCCTGGTCTTTAGCTGGCCCCGCCTGTTCTTTCTGGCTATTCACATAATCAACCAGCTGCTGGTCTGTCATTTTACGGAGCTTAGTGGCTTCCCTGTGCGTTTCCCGCTCCTGCTGTGTCATTCTACAACTCTGTTTTTTCATGTTCTTTCTCCCTCTGACTTTTTTCATAACATTTATCACACGCGAACCGGTTTCCTTTTCCGGATATGCTGATCACAATCGGTATTCTGTTCATGGCCAAATGCCGGCCACAAATAAAACAGGTCTTAAATTCCTGTGTTGGGACTCCCAGGCGTTCCCGCTGCTGTATAAATTCGCCCACCGTGCAGTCAAATACGCCTGGGTAAAATTCTACGTTGTACGTTCTTTTGACCGTTACTGTCTTTGTATACTCCATAGCTCAGTCCTCCCTCTTTCCTTTCGGGTGTTTCCGGCCAGTCTGCCCTTTTGGTCGTCTCTTACTTCTGCCTGGGTGCTTTGTTATCCGCTGCGGCTGCTGCGGCTCTGGTTTATGTTCTGGCTGTTTTTTCTTGCTTCCCGCATCCAGGAGCAGCAACGCCCCGCATATGATCAGGACAGTCAGGGCGACCAGCTCTAAAATAAAAATTATTGTTGTCAATAGTTCTTCCTCCTCAATGCCCGCTCCGCAACATGCAAAATAATAATTCTGTCATGGAGCGTTTTCTCGGTCCATAGCGGCACGGCAATATGACCGCCAGTTTCCACTGTCTTATCTCTGCATCTAACGGCGTGGGCTTCTCAAATTCGTCTGTCGCCTCCGCCCAGTCCGGTATTGCAACCATTACGCCGAAGTAGTTGGAGGATTCCGGAAACTGTTCACGCATGTGTTTGGCAAATTTCCCGCTGCGTAAATCCGGTAAAATGTCCTTGTAGCACTCCATTGTGGTTACAATATAGTTTTTCTCTCCCAGGAAGTTCAGGCCGTTCCCACTGTAAACATCTTCTTTGCAGCTCTTTATCTCGTAACAGGTAAATATGCCCTTTTCTATCCCGGATATGGAGCACTGATCAGCTGGGGAAAATTGCATGTAATCAACTCTTTTTGCTTCTCGTCCCCACGGGTCAATACTTACCTCACTGGCCCAGTGCTTCCCAGCTCCTCCAAAACGTGTGTTTATAAGTAACTGTCCGAGGAACTTTGTTGTTTCTTTTCTGTTCATACGCTCGCCACCTGTTTCACGCCTCGGATTCCCAGGCTTCCGTTGTACCCTGCTGCTTTCAAGTCTTTTTTCATGGCCTTATATTCCTTGTCCAGCGCTGCGCCAGTCGCTCTGCTTCTCAGCATTACGACGCCATCTTCTAGCGTCGCGTCTTTCCCCTGTTCAATCAGGTGTTTCACTGCCTCATACTTGTCCATTTCCCTGCGCCTCCAATATCTTCCGGGATTCTGCCACCGCCTGGCGATCCACATCATTGTTGTGCTGGTTCTTGTCGTGCCCCTTTACCCATATAAACCGGATACTGGTAAATCTCTGCCGTTCCCTCATAAGTTTCCGCCAGAGGTCCCGGTTCTTTTTCATAGCAAAATGGCCGTTCATGGTTTCCACCACATAGTTGCTGTCTGAATACACCTCAACCGGTATTGTTTTGTCAGTTATGCTTTTCATGGCTTCCAAAACCGCCTGCATTTCCATACGGTTGTTAGTTTCTCCTATCGCTCCACCGGACTTCATGCGAGCCTGGCCTTTATACATCAGCTTGCAGGCCCAGCCGCACCCAGAACCGGGGCGACCGTTGTTCAGGGCGGAACCGTCGGTGTAAACGGTTATTTTATCGCTCATTCTTCTCCTTTTTCTCTGAATGTTTGTTCCCACTCTTCACTCAGTTTTTCCATAACTTCGTTTAAATCCATCCCCAGGGGGACTGTTATTTTCATGTCAACCATATATCCCGCCAGTCCTCTGCCTCGTTTCTCTTGGCAATACTTGTTTCTGCTTCGATAAACATAGCCTTGAAACGCTTCGTAAAATCTGACCGCCTGTTCCAGATGTTTTTCCTGCTGGGTGGCTTCTCGGTATTTCAAGTCAACCGCCAGATGTTTTGAATAACCATCAGTAAAAACGCTCTTATCAAGTTGTAAATAATACGGTTTTTCATATTCCATAGAGTTAATAAATTCCTCAAAAACTTCGCGTTTGGCATATTTTTCTCTTAACTCAATAATATTTACGCCATCTTTCATAGCTTCCAGTGCTTGATCACGATTAACTTTTCCCGTACATCTATACCGTTTCATTGTCCTCCACCTCTCCGACTCCGTCTGCATACTGTTCGAGCTCGTCTCTCATTCCCAGGCGCTGCACCGCGGCCACCAGGCCGTATGTCAGGCGTATCAGGTCAAACGGTTTCACGTCCAGCAATTCAACCGATAAATCGTCGCTGCCCTTTTCCAGATCCACGCAACACCCGCTTTGAATTTCCTTTGTGCTGCCGTCGCTGTACCTCACTGTAATGCCGGTAATATCACGGCTCTTTTCTTCCTCCATGACTCTCACTCCTTAATTTTCTCGTTGACCCATTCCATCAGGTCACATAATTTTTTCAGGATCCAGCTGTTGCTGCGTTTCCTGTATTCTGCAATTTTCTTTTTGTTTTCTTCGTACTCTGTCACTTTTCTGCCTCCTTTTTCCCGTATTCTTCATTGACCTTATACAGATCGCATGTGCAGGTTGCCTCTCCTCCAAACTCGCACAATGGCGGATACGGGCTAAATGGTAATGTTGGTATATAATATTTGCATGTAACGCAACGCTTTTGGGCCAGTGCCCTTTTCTCCTTGAGCTTATAAAATTCAACACACTTTTGAAGTTCTTCGTCTGTCACTTCTGTACCTCCACAACTTCCCATATAACCATGCCGGAGTTTTCAATGCTGTCTTTCAATATGTCCTCGTCGTCCATAACGGCCGCTTTTTCCTCTGCCTCTTCCTTACTGTCCGCCTCTATCTCGATCTTGTGAAACTCGGCAAATTCAACCTTATATTTCATGCTGCTCAATCCTTTCTTTCGCCAGCTGGTAATATTCCGGATCCAGCTCTATCCCTACAAATTCCCGCCCAGTATTCATGCAGGCAACGCCGGTGCTTCCAGCTCCCATGCAGTTGTCCAGGACTGTCTCTCCTGGGTTCGTGTAGGTCTTGACCAGGTATTCCAGCAGGTCCACGGGCTTCTGTGTTGGGTGCAGGCGCTTGGCCTTGTCCCCGGTGCTGTATTGCAGCACATCCACCGGATACCGGTCTGTGGAGTCGTATGTATAGTTTCTTTCCTCCCGGCCATAACAGCTGTTGCCGTCCGATTCCCTGGTTCCGTATGCCGTCGCCGTTTTTCTCTGGTGTCCGTGCGTCATTTGCGGGTTATAGGTTGGTGGCTTCCGGTAAAATATTTCTATGTTTTCGTGGGTCCTCAGTGGCATTTTCTTGGCGTTCATAAACCCGCTGGGCTGTGTCTTTCTCCATATCCATTCATAGCGGTACATGGCTTTGTTGCTGCTGATCAGCTCCGTGGTAAAAGGCTGTGCGCTAAAAAGTACAATGGCGCCGTTTTCCTTTACCACTCGCCGGTACTGCTTCCATAACTCCTGCAGGTTGATCGGAGTGTCCCACCGGCAGCGTGTTGTGCCATATGGTAGATCACTCAGCACCATGTCAATGCTGCTGTCCGGGATCCGGTTCATAAGTTCCAGGCAGTCGCCGCAATACAATGTGCTTTTCATCCGTGTAAACTAGCCTCCTTGTTTCTTATGGCAATATTTAAACGTGCCACTTTCTCTCCGACTGCCGTCAACTCCGGATTTTTAAATCTTAATTTTTGACGATTCATTTCCAAATTTGTTGCATTGTCTGTCAAAAACAAATTTTCAATACTGCAGTTATCCTTGTTCCCATCCAGGAACGAAACCATTTTCCCGTCCGGTATAGGTCCGTTGTGTTTTTCCCATACAGTTCTATGCACAAATTCAAACCGTTCCCTCTGCGTTCCCGTTTCTCGTATTTTACGGATCAAGTAGCCATCTGTTGTATGCGTGTATTCCCCAACATTTATATGGTTCGGTGGAATTTGCCCCTTTTTAAACATTGTTTCTTTACACTTTTCATACTGTTCCGGAGACATTGGTTTTCCTTTATTAGCAGGTATATGTCCGGGTTGAAATTTGCAATCGATCCCGCTCACAATATTGTGATTTTTCTTGTATGCTCTCATTTTTTTAGCTGTAATTGTTCCTGCCCCATACTTTTCATTAACCGCCTCTGTCAGCTCTTTTGTGGTTTTGCCATTTGCAATGCTTCTTACAAAATCCTCCATTCCATCCGGATAAACCTTTGAAAAACCTTTTGGCATACCGCCTTTTGTTTTGCTTTTCAAGCCATGGTTTGTTTTGTAAGATTTTATTTTTGCTTCTGTAAAATTCAGGTTGTACTTGTGTGCAAAAATATTGTTCAGGTCGGATGTAAGCTGCTTTGTTGTCATGCCCTCTACATGGGCGCTTATATACTCTGCTACTTCATCCGGATATCTTTTCATGATTCCTTTACAACCAGCATTGCAGGAATAACTCTTTCTCCCTTGCTCTGGTTGTAACCGTATTCGTCCATGTGTTTCATTGCCTGCAACTGAACCTGTGCATTATCAATGATTGTTTTCGCTACCTTGTTGGTTGCGTCTGCTCTTTTAATTTCCTTTTCCAGATTTTCCTCTGTTAAACTATCGTCGTTAATTCTTTCTAACGCTTCAAACAGATAATTGTTCAGGTCAGTAAGTGTATTCTTCATTTTTTTCTGTCCTTTCTCTTCTTGTGCAAAACTCAATGTCTGTACATTCAAATTTGCAGCCACGCTCAATTTTGTGCTGCTTGGTCATATTTTTTCTAATGCGGCATCCGTACCGATTCCGACAGGCTTGGCACCAATATTCTTTATATATTCCGCACTGTTCGCATTGCCTACACGGTTCCATTATTTCGCCCTCCAACTCTCCCACGTCATATCAATCCCGACGCATGTCTCTTTCAGGCGGTCCAGGGTTTTCTCTGCGTTCCTGCTGTCTCCGCTCTCCGGAGTCATACGCTGCACCAGCTCCGGGCCGCTGTAATTGGTTGTGATGATCGTCGGCATATATCCCTCATACCTGGCGTTTATAATGGCAAAAATCTTGCTCACGCCCCACTCGGTCGGCTGTTCGCTGCCTATATCGTCAATAATCAAGAGCGGCACATCCTCGTACTGGCTCAGGATGTATGCTTCGTCTACGTCACTGCCAGCTGCCTTGTATGTTTCCCGGATCCTGTCCAGCAGGTCAATCATGGTCATGCAGATGCAGGCCGTTCCCTCACTGATCAGCTGGTTTGCAATGGCCGCTGCCAGGTGGGTTTTTCCGGTACCGTACCCGCCCGCCATAAACAGGCCGTTGCGCTCGATCTCTGGCGGTGTTACGTGGTTGCGGTCGTTTTTAACCGGGCGCATAAGCTGGAAGTTGTCGGCATACTTCTTTGCCTGGGTGTATGCCTGGCGGCGTCCCTGGGTGTCCTGGACAAAATTCTCAAAACGTCTGTTCTGGAATCTTGCTTTCATACCGCTGCGCTCCATCATGCTGCGGAACCGCTGCATTTCTTCCTCCCTGGCTTTCTGTTCTGCCTCAGCTGCCTTGCGGGCCTCTTCCTTTGCGTCCCAGTCTTTCCAGAAGTCCTGCGCCTTGCTGCATGTGCAGCGCTCCGGGCGACTCTTCCACACGATCACATGTCGCGGTGCCACCGGGCTAACCAGGCCGTAATATTCCAACTTTTTGCCACAATACTTGCAGCTTACTGTTTCCGGTACCGGCTCCGGCACGCTGTACTCCTCTCTCAGGGCTTCCGTGGTGCTTATGCTGTACTTGTCCGGCTTAGTAGTCTCCGGCTGTGTGGAACCCTGCTGTATGGCTTCCTGCGGCATTGCTGCCATTGTTGCTGTGCTCATTTACGCTTACCTCCTCGCTTACGTCCTCCCAGCGTCCTTGATTCAACCAGGTCAGCGGCATAGGCACATACCCGCGTTTCCAGTCACTGCTCTGTTTGCACACCTCAACAGCGTGCAGTATATGCGCGGCCATGGCCTCGTCTGGCTTGATTGTTTTCCACTTCCGCCAACATGCAGGTTTTGCTCTCTTGCGTACTGCCGGAAAAGCGTCCCAAAACATGCAAAAGCTCTTTTCCAGCGGTGTCTTTGCTGTTTTCCAGTCAGGGCTTTGCTGCTGTTTCTTTGCTGGCTTTGTCTCTTCCTCGCCGTCAATGTCCTCTGGTTCCGGGGCGGCCGGCTGCTTAGCAACGACCGTATGGTCTTTAGAATCAGGAATCAGAGAATCAGGAATCAGAGAATCAGCCGGGCAACTTCTATGCTTTTCTTGTGCCTGCACTGTACTTGCACTGTGCATATCTGGTGTTTTTATGTTTTCCTGCTCTTTTTCGGTCTGATAAGTCCGGAGGTCTTGGCTGTTTCCAGCTGTTCCCGTGCGCCCTTTTACGTGGATTTCCGCCACAACGCCTAGGCCCATATCCTCGCCGTCTGGTGCAGGTATTACACTCGCCTGCTCTTTGCAGTGTGGATTCTGGTGTTTCAAGAAGTTTGTTACCTGTATGTATTGCTCTCCTGCGATCTCGTATCGCTGTATAAATCCGTTGTCATTCAGCTGCTGCAGCATGGTGTCAACATCATCTGCAGTCACATCATCATAGCCCAGCAGCTCCTTTTTTATCCGCTTAGGGCGGTCTTGTAAACGTCCCTCACGGTCTGCCAGGCACCACAAGCCTATAAATAATAGGCGGGTCAATGCTGGCAGTTCTCCCAGGATTTCATTGTCAAAAAATCCAGGCTTAATGTTCCTTGCTCTTGCCATTGTTCAGACCTCCTTTAGCACAAGTACACTTCTTTGCCTGTCAGGGCCTGCACGCGCCGCTTGAAGTCTGCGGCCTGGCTGTTGTCATTGCTCAGGTGTAACAGGTAAACCTGCTGCAGCCTGCTTAAATCAAACGATTCCAGCGTTTTTATAACTGTTTCAATGCTCATGTGCGAGCCTATGGTTCTTTTGGCTCTGGCAGCATGTATGCGGCCCTCTTTTACGTTCTGCTCCATTGTCTCAGGGTCGTAATTGGCTTCCATCATTATGTGAGTCAAGCCTATAAAGGTATATTTGATGTAAACCGTATCAGTAAAATACAGCACCTTTTCCCCGGTCACTGTGCTGCGGATCAGGAACCCCAGCGGCTCCGGTACGTCGTGCTCAACATCAAAGGGAAGTACCTCAAATGTGTCTGCACGGAAGCTTTCCAGTGCTCGCACCGTGCAAATTCGGTGCCCGGTTAGGCTTGCCATGTCTGCGGTTCCCTGGCTGGTGTAAATATTCACGCCCATGCGAGCCAGTGCCTTTGCAGCTTTTACATGATCCCCGTGGCCATGTGTCACAAGACAGCCACTCAACTGTGACACCTTATAACCACATCCGGCTTGTATCTGTGCCAGCGGGATCCCCGCATCCAACAACAAACTGCTTTGTCCGTCACTTATGTAATAGGCATTGCCACTGCTGCCGGATGCTATAGGGTTAATCAGCATTAAAACGTCGGTCCTGCCGCGCGGGTTGCTGTGCTACGCGCTGCCGTGGTGTTACGTGCAGGCTGTGGCTGCGCCTGCGGCTTTGCTGGGCTTCCCAGGTCAAGAGCCTGCTGTCCTCCGTCGTCGGTCAAAAAGGCCGGCTGTGCGGGCTTCTGCGGTGTCTCCTGGGCTTCCGTATCAATAACAACCTGGTTGGCTTCCGCGTCGATCACTTCCTGGGTTTCCATCTGTGCCAGTCTGATCTCCTGCATACGCATGTACTCATAGGCGTCGTCAATCTTTTTCGGGTCCCTTGGCATGTTCTTGGCACTGTAAACCTCACGCTTTACGGTCTTGAGACACATTTCTTCGAACCAGCCCTCTGTTTCAACTTCCACTTTCTGGCCTTTCTCCCAGGCTGTTTTCTTACCTCCCCAAAACTCTCCGGAAGCCTTTTCCGGCTTACGTTTTAAAATATCTTTCAGGGTCATAATGATCAGCTTGTTCTTAGTCGGTTCCTCATACTCAATATAGCCAAATCCTCCAACGATCTGCCCGCGGTCAAATGCGTTGTTAATTTCAAAATCATAGCTTTCAATGCGGTTTTCACGGTTCTTTTTCAGTGGCTTAAAGGTGTCTGTGCTGTAAACCAGCTCTACGGTAACGGATACCGGCTTTTCCAGCGCGTACTTTTCAGCAATATACTGGATTCCGTTATATCCAGGCATCAGGTTGACCACGTACATCTTTGTGCCGGTTCTGGATAAGCGATTGTTATCTTTAAACGGGATAGCGCTAAGGTGATTGTCCTGCATCATGTCCAGGCCCATACGAGCATAGTGCACAACATCCAGTGCCAGGGCGTTCAGGTCTACCGTGTTCCAGTTGATCGGATCCGGATTGTCCCACTTATGATCCTTGTTGTTTTCATTCTTGCTTACGCGCTTCTCCTCGGCCATCTTTAACGCTCTGTCAGTTGCGATAAAATATCCCTGGATCAGCTGTCTCTGGTAATCAGTTACCTGGATATTTCCGGCCACATTGCTGCCGAACTCCTTTAAAACCTTGTTTGTAAATGCCTCGCTGTTGCTCAGACTCTCCGTTTTCTGTACTGTCATTTCGTTTGCCATGTTCTACTCCTCCATATTCTTGAATAAATCATCAAAGGTCATTTGTCCGGGTATCGGTTTCTTTTCATCTTCCTCAGCTCGCGCCTTTGCAGCGCACTGGCAACCATACCCTTTTTCTACTGCTTCCGCGCTGGTCAGGAGTCTGCCGCACCGCTTACACCTGCGGGCACGGATTGTAAAAATTTCGCCGTCCATTAGTTGCCTTTCGGTACTTTCGTCATAAACACAATGCTTTTCGTGTTCTTGCGGAAAGTATCTGCAATATTTCCTGCGCCAGGTACCGTTTTCTTGTAGGTACTCGCCAGTTCTTCCAGTGCGGCAATGATCAGCGGTGCCTCGTCCGGGTCCAGTGCTCCAACCTCTGTATTAAACAGGTTTGTCCAGTAATTCATGCCGTTAGTTAATTCCTTGTTAAACTCTCCAAAATCCTGCTTTTCTACGGCTTTCTTAAAACCATTCATTAAAAACTGCGGATGTACTCTTGTCATGCTCACTTGTCTCCTCTCTCAAATCTCAGGGTCTTGTCTGGTTCGGATACCACCAGGCGGATAACCTGTGTCTGTGTCGGTGTCAGCTTTGTAACAGACTCTGCATTGTCCACAAAGACCGGCAGCTCTACGCCGTAATATTCGGCCAGCGTGTCAATCAGCTCCAGGCCTGCATTGATACGCGCTGCGTTGTTCGCACTCTTAAATGGAACCAGGCCAGTTTTACAAGGTACCAGGGCCTCACAATCGTCTGCAATGCCGCCGTTCTGCTGTTCGATAAACAACCGGAAACGCAAGGTTTTAAAGCGGCTGTTGATCTTCTCGTCCAGGAGCTTTGTTTTCGCTTTTACAAACTGCTCGCAAAGGTAAATGCCTTTCTGAAGCTGCTCATATTTCGCTGCCAGTTCCTCCTCTTTCTTTTCCAGCTGGATGATTCTCTCGTCCTGTTTCTTAACCATTGCCAGCTGTGCCTTTTTGCTCTGTTCAGCTTCCAGGCTCTCGTCCAGTTCTTTCAGCTGTCCGCTCAGCACATTGTCTGCCTCAGCAGCTGCCGCTCTGGCATCTTTCAGTTTTTCCTGCAGGCTCTCAATCTGTTCTGTAAACTGTCTGTACTCGGCTGTGTCCTTATAGTCCGTTGTTGCAAGTACCGCTTTTTCAGCTGTTGCCAGGTTCTGCGCTGTTTCTGCTTTCTTCTCTTTCAGTTCCACCAGGCGAGTGTCCAGGGCTTCAATTTCGTCCTGCTCTTTCTTAATCATGCCGCTGCTGCACTCTGTCATGCCGCGCTTGTTGATTGTTTCCAGGTTCTGTGCCTTGGCTGTATTGAAGCTTTCCTTTGCTTCCTCAATTTGCTCTGCCGGAAGCTGCTGGCCGCATGTCGGGCAAATCTCCGATCCGGTCCATTCCTTTTCATTTTCCTCATTCCACTCCGCCAGGAGCTGCTCTCTTCTGCGGTTCAGGCGTTGGATTTCGTTTTCATGCTCGCGCCTGTCCTGCTCGGTGTGCATGATATCCGTTTCAATGGTACTTGCCATATAGCGGAGGTTGCTGATCCGCTCGTAGGCTCCTTTGTTTGCCTCGGCTTCTGCTCTCGCATGTTTGGCCTCTCCGGCAGCTCTCTGGCTTTCCAGTTCTGCGATCTGCTGTCGGATGGTTGTTGTCGCTCCGGATTCTCTGGCAGCCCTCTGGCTTTCCAGTTCCCGGCGCTTCTCTTTAATCTCTGCCATGGTGTTGTCAATGGTCTGTGCATCCAGGCCCGTAACGTCCGGCTTTGCTTTCTCTGCCTCGTCAATACGCTGCGGGATGTCGTCCAGTTCTTTGTCTGTCAGGTTCTTTTCCTTTGCAGCAATGGCTCTGTATTCGTCCACGGTATAATAATTTTCTGCCTTTCCAGGCTTGCGGAGCATTTCCGGAAGTTCTCTCAACAGGTCGCCCTGGCTCTCAATAACCTCATTAAAATCCGCATCCCCGCACACCTGTAACAGGATTTTGCGACGGTCTGCTACTTTCATGTTTTCCAAAAAGTAGTTGTAAGAGGTCAGCATCTTTGCCAGTTCTTCATCATGGTAAATTTCCAGCAGATTCTTTTTAAATTGGGTTTCGCTTACCGGTACCCCGTCCATGCTGTAATCTGTTGTGTGTCCGGATAACACTGGCTGCGGGTTTCCTTTAATTGTCTTGTAAACTTCGTGGTAATCTTTTTTCAGTACCATTTCCGAACCGTCTGCCAGTTCCACGGTCATTTCCACGCTATGGTGCAGGTTATGGCTGCCGGTGGTTTTTGGCGTGTAGTTCTTTTCTGTGGTGCTCGGCTTGCCGTACATCAGCCAGGTAAAGGCATTGTATACGGTGCTCTTGCCGGTTCCGTTATCGCCATAGATCGCGCTGCTTTCGCCCTGCGGGTCAATTTCCAGTTCTTTCACGCCCTGGAAGTTTTCCAGCTTCATTTTTAAGATTTTCATACTCCTAACGCCTCCTTGTGTGCTTTCATGGCCATTGCCATATTTTTCAGCTGCTTGTGCAGCGTTTCAAAAGTCTCCGGCTCAATACCTGTAAACTCAACACCGTCTCCAACATAGGCATTACCTACAAAAAGGATGTTTCCCATAATCGGGGAGCGGTGCTTGTCGGTTTCGTACAGGTAACAACCGATCAGGTTCGGCTGCAAACCGTTTCTAAATAAAAATTCTTCATCCACCAACATGCTCACGCACTTGCTGTTTCCTCTCAGTACCGTGGTTGTATGTCCCAGTTCTCTGTAAAGTCTCTTCGGCATAACGTTTTCGACCATGTCACACCCGTCACCGATCAGCTCGCACAACTGTTTGTTCTGTGTTTCCAGTCTGCCCTCCGGAAAATCGTGCACTGTGACCTCCAAATCCATGCTAACCTTAATAATTTTGCTCATTTACGATTCCTTTCTCTCATGCTATAATAAGCACAAGCGGTTATTTGATAACTGCGGGTTTCATGCCTCGGACGCTTTGGTCGGTGTCACCGGGGCATTTTCTTTGCACAATTCCATAAAAGCAAGGCTAAAAATTTCCCAGCTCAACGCTGCCTTTGCTTCCTGGATCAGCTGCTCTCTGTAATATGGTTTGCGGCGCTCTCCATTCGCGTCCCCGTATCTGCCAATTATGTACTGCAGCTTTCTGTCTGCGCGTTCCTGCGCTTTCTTCTCAATACTCTCCTCCATTGTCCTCAATAGCTTCTGCCTCCTGTCTTGCTTCTCCCAGGCCAATTTCACGGCCCCATAAAAACATCATTGCCAGTGCCGGAAATACTAAAGCCTCGCCGCCCAGGCCTCCGGTTCTGCTGTCCATTACTGCAAACACCATAAGCCCGATCTTTACCAGCGCGCCCCCGGTCAGGATCATTGCTCCCAGGTTAATGCCTGCCGCAATACATCTTTCCAGCTTTACGCGGCGCTTGATGGCTTCCTTTCTCGGTGCCAGCTTTTCCTCAACTACAAAGACCTCTGTTTCTCTGTGCATTACTGTCTTTCTTGTCATGTTGCTCCTCCTTATACATCCAGCAGCGTTTTCTGCTCCGGTTCCTCGGCTTCTGTTCTCTGTGCTGCCTTTCCGATGATCGTCTTGGCTCTGTCCTTAAACGCCTCAATCTCTTCCAGTGGTACGTTTACCGCTGTGACCATTCCCTGGCTTGTGTTGTCCGGGCTTACCACTGCAATGTCCACAATGTCGCCAACCTCAACCGGTGCCGGTGTGTAAAATGTGTACTCTCTTCCGGATGGCTGTCCGGCTCTTAAATATTTGAGCTTAATTACGTTTGTTTTCTCCATCTTCCTTGCCTCCTGCTTTTCTGTATTTCATAAATGCCTGCCAGTCGTCGCTTAATACCAGCGCCGCGGCCTCGCATATAATGACATGTTTTACAAGTTCCAGGCTGTCCAGCTGTGCGTTTTCAGCTCCTGCAAATCCCTTTTTCTTTGTGTACCCGATCAGGGTATCAACTGCCTGCTTCAATGCTTCCGGGTTGCTTTCCTGGTGCTCTAAAAACTTCCATGTGTTATCTGCCATCAATACATCCTTTCTTCCAGGTACCTCCTGGATACTCGGCCGGCTGTTACAATCTTGCCTTTTGCTTCCAGCTCTTTATTTAGCTGTCGCATAATCTTGTATGCGTGGCTTTCTGATATATCCAGCATGGCTGCCACGTCTGCCACTCTCAAAAACTTAGGTGGTTCTTTTGTAGCTGCTGCCGTTCTTCCCATGCTCCTGCACCTCTTTTCTCAATCCGGATACCCTTTGCGGGCTTCAATCTTTTCTATGGCGGCCAGCATTTCGTCAACCTTTTGCCGGGCCTCTGTAAACCGTCTTTTTATTTCCGGTACCATTTCAAGCTCCTCCGGTGTTATTACCCCGTCCTCAACAATCTCTGCAAATTCTGTGAGGGCGTCTTGCATGTCGTCCATGTGTCTCCTCATTCGGAGCACGCATCTTTCTGGCGGCATGTCGCTGATCTCTGCGATTCTGTCTTTTCCTAACGGGCACTCATTAGCACAATACCAGGCTCTCAATTCCGGCTCCGCGTATGCGTCAGCCATAAGTGCCACAACCGTGTTTGGGGTTTTCGTTATGTCCAGCTCGTACTTTTTCAGGCTGTCCTCTGTAACCCCTGGCAAGTAGTCAACAGCTCCGGATCTCGTCAAGAGCTTTTCGTTGTACTTTGCCGCTTTCAGTCGTGCCTGGCAGTACCTGTTGCCCGCCGCTTTTGTTACTCGGCTTTGCATTTATTTTTTTCCTCCATGTGGCAAAATATAATTGTAAAATAACCTATCTTTCCATTTTGGAAGATTTCTCTTTAAAAAAAAGCACTTCGACAGGCAGTTTAAAAAATTCTGCCAGCGCCTTTGCTTCCTCTAAGGAAAATTTAAGGTCGCCGAGTTCCTTTTTACAGTAGCAAGCCTCCTGAACGCCTATAACGTCGGCACATTCCTTTAAACGGATACCGCGTTCGGTTCGTATCTTGCGTAAATCTTCGTACATCTGCTTCACTCCTTTCTTCCATTTTGGAAACTTTATGGTTATAATATATCTTCTATTTTGGAAAATGTCAATAGTTAATTTTCTATTTCAGAAAATAATGTTAATGTGGTTACTTTCCACCGTGGAAAGTGATATAATCCAACCAGAAAGGAGGGGTCTACTATCAATAACATCAAAGTTTTACGACAAGAGCGCGGTTGGACTCAGGCTGAATTAGGTCAGCGCCTTAAAGTAAAAGATTCAGCAATTTCCAAATATGAAAACGGCTCCTTGCAGCTATCCGGCGATCTACTTGTTCAGCTGGCGGATATCTTTGGGGTTTCTACTGACTACATCTTAGGTCGCACAAAATACCGCACTTACGAGGGCACTTCCTTTGAAGTTCCAAAAATAATTGATCTGCTCAGTCGCGGGGACATGGAAATGATATCCAACTGGGCGGAACTCTCTCCGGAAAATCAGGCTCGTATTGCGGACTATGCCAAAATTCTGCAAAAAGCAGAAGCGGCAGATAAAAATAAAAAATAGGAGGTTTTTTATGAAAAACAAACATTCGTTTACCCCCCCCCATAAAATAACAGCACTTTTTCTGTCGGGTGTCCTTGTTCTCTCCTGTTCCAGCTGTTCTGGTGCGCAATCTAGTTCAGCATCAGAAATACAACAGCAAACAGAAGTTTCTCATTCCTCCGTTGGTTCGCAAGAGGATCTATCTGCAACAGAGCAAAATCTAACATCTGTTTCCTCCGGTTCTGTTTATAACTCTGTCACATCACTGGATCAGAACCTTACCTTGCAGGAATCTGATAGCTGCCTATATGTCACAATGGATATACCATCCGGGGAATTCAATGCAAATACCCGCCGTTTCTTTTGGGATTTAGTACGTGTTATACAAATGCCAGATATATGGAATTCTTATACAAGTATGTCTTTCACGTTCATGTCTGGCGACGATATGGCCAATGTTGGAATTTCTGGTTATAACAATATTTATTCATTCAATGCAACGCATATAAACATTATGCAGGACCAGGATAAAAATAGTATTTTCGATCAGTTTTATATGGCAGTGCTGGGCGCTCGCGATCTTTCTGTCGCTCAGGATAAAAGTCTGTATGAAATGGCTGAAAAATATGGCACAAGTGGCTATTCACTTCCAGAAGATTACCGCTCTGGTTACTTTTGGGTTATGTCCAGCTTTCCGTACAATGCTGGCTATTCAGTAAACGACACTGCTATTTCAGTACAAGTATCTGCTGAAAACACCAAACAATGCGGTGCTCAATCTGCACAAGAACTTGCTGCTGCCGTTGACATTTTCAACCAGCTTTGCAACAACGATCCACTATCTATGCCATACACAAAAATTTCTGTACAGTACCTGGATTCTAATAATTCCAAATTATGGGATTGGTGTTCAGAAAAAAGTGGGGATGCTTGGTCTGTCACACAAAACAGCAGCAACAGTGTAACCTTTGCGGATGGTATACATTCGACAGCAAAATAATAAATGGCGTAAAGTACGGGCACGGGCACCGGTCGGCTGCTCAGCAACGACCATATGGTTTTTAGAATCAGGAATAAAGAATCAGGATTCAGGATTCAGCCGGGCTTTTCTTGTGCCTGCACTGTACTTGCACCGTGCTTTAATTTTTAACATGGAGGTTCGTATGGAAAATTTAGAAATGCTTACGGGCACCTTTCCGGTTGCTCCGGATCAGCTGGCGCATGATCTGGCCGTCGCAAAGCTCATTAAAAGCGGCGCGGTACCGGCCTCAGCTTCCGGCTACACTTATTATGGTGCCTATATTAAATATTTACGGGAATTCGAAACGGTCATAGCCAACCGCATCCCGGAGGAGTCCGAAAATGTCAGTGGCTAAAGATCCCAAAACCGGCAAGTGGTACAGCAAGTTCAGGTACACTGACTGGACCGGTAAAAGGGTGCAAAAGAAAAAAACGGGCTTCATAACCAAACGGGAAGCCCAGGAGTGGGAACGCGAATTTCTTACAAAAGCGGCTGCATCTTGTGACATGTCGTTCGCTTCCCTGGTAGAGTTGTATATGGCAGATTGTAAAACCAGGCTGCGCGCAACCACCTGGGAAAATAAGCAGCACCTTATTACAAAAAAACTGCTGCCCTATTTCGGCAGCACGCCAATAAACCAGATCACGCCGCTCATGATCCGCAACTGGCAAAACACGCTCATGGAGCTGCGGCAGCCAAATGGTAAACCGTACTCAAAAACATATCTCAAAACTATCAACAACCAGGTTGCTGCTATTCTTAACTATGCCGTCAAATACTACGGCCTCCCAGGCAGCCCGGCGGCGGTTGCTGGCAGCATGGGAAAATCAAAAGCGGATACAATGCTGTTCTGGACCGAGGACGAGTTCAAAACTTTCATTCAAGCCATAGACAAGCCAACGCCGTACTGCGCTTTTAATGTCCTGTTTTATACTGGCATCCGCGAGGGGGAACTGCTGGCGCTCAGCTTGTCAGACTTCGACTTCACTAATCAGGTGCTGCATATCACAAAAAACTTTGCAGTGGCCAATGGCCAGGAAGTCATATACGAGCCAAAAACTCCAAAAAGCAAGCGCGATATTACCCTGCCGGATTTCCTTTGCGCTATTGTTCAGGACTATGCTGGCCGGCTTCTGGAATACGATCCGAACGACCGGCTATTTCCATTTACAAAAAGCTGGGTAAACTCCCAGCTCCGTGCCGGCTGTAAAAAATCCGGCGTCAAGAAAATTCGTGTGCATGATTTCCGCCACTCTCACGCCAGCCTGCTCATTCACATGGGCTTTCCTATCCTGGCCGTGTCGGAGCGCCTGGGGCACGAAAAGGTACAAACCACCCTGGAGCTATATGGCCATCTGTACCCGGATGTGCATGGTAATGTGGCCCAGCAGCTTCAGGACAGTGCCGCCGCCGATCTGTCTCCGGCAGCATGGCAAAATGCACAAAAAAGCCTATAA